ATTCTAAAACTATAACTGTTTATATTTTTTGTAATTTCAAGACTACAAAGTTCATCAACAGATGAAATTACACCTTCTAAATGTGCAAGAAAAACCTCGTCATTATCTTGCATTATTTTAGGAAAATGTTTTTTGTTTATTTCCATTAAGATAATGTTAGTAAATATTTTGTTTTAGCTGCTTCTCCTGATAAAGAATCTGCAAGGTTACAAACATCATGATAAGATGTTTTTTCTCCATATTTTTTTAATTCTGATGCAAATTCTAATAAAGAACTTACAACTGATATTGCTGTTACAGATGATAATGGTTCTAATTTGTATATTCCAGGACGTTTTCCTGAGTATCCCATTATTTTTTCCACTATACCATCTTTAAAATCGTGCACATAATCGTAAAGACCTCCTAAAGCCATATGTTCTGCATATGAACTAGTTTGCCAATGTAATAAATGTAATTGTTCATGATAATAAGTAAGCTTAGCAGCAATGCTCTCTAATGAGAGCTCGCTACTATTTTCTGTACTCATCATATTTTCTGGAAATAATGATTTAAGTGCCATGTTATAAAAGTGTTGTAGTAGTTGTAGTTGTAGGAGCTACAGTAGTAGTTGTAGTTGTTGTTGGATTACAACACTCATATCCTATAATTTCTTTCCATTTACCTACTTTAGGTTGATTTTTTCTCAAAACTAAGCTGCCTGCGACAACTCTTCCACTTCCATCGAAGCGAACAAATGCTTTTAAATTTCTTTGATTTGACATTTTTTAATAATTAAGATTATATTTTTCTTTTAATTGTAATAATTTATTTGTGTAATACCAAGTACAATACTTTTTAGATTCTTCGTTATTAATTATAACTTGTAAGTTAGGATCTTTTGTAGGGTCTGTACCTTGATGATATTTGCCTTTGTAAAAAGCTGGATAACCATTTCCTGTTTCTGATACTATTCCTGCATTATGTAAAATTGGATAAGTATTTATTTTAGATATAAGATCTGTACTCCATGCAAAATCTAATTCTTTTACAACTTTAGTTTCTTTGTTAAAATACCAAAGATTAAATTGAACTGCCCAAAGATCTGCACACCAACTTTGTATTCCTGTATTTTCGTCTTTAAAAAATTCTTTATTTATTTGAAGTAAATACAATCGTATTTTTAAAACATCTTCTTCAACTTTTTTCCAAAATAATGAATCAACATTTTTTAATATATATTGTACTCCTCCTGTATTTAAATTATTATCTATTACAACTTGTTTATCTATTCCTACTATTTTACAAACTTCATTTAAAAAATCTATTTTTTTAGCTTCTTCTAATTTACTAGGAAGCACATCTTTATATTTACTTTCAAAATAAGAATAGTTTAAATAAGAACAAGCATTACTAACATAATTTACGTCATCTTCTAATAAATGATTAATATTCATATTATCTGTCCAAAGAATATCGCAGTCAGTATATACTATTGTTCTATCTTGTAATTCTGGAAAAGTTTTAAAATGTTGTTTAAGAATATGTGGTCTTAAAATAGGAATATAAGTTCCTAAATATTGTTGAACTCCATCATCTTCATAAACAAATATATTTAATTTAGGATATATTTTTTTAAGTAAATCCCATTTATCATTATAGACTCTTCCTTTTGGATTATATAAAAGAATATGTACTTGTTCTTCTTTTATTCCTTGTGCAATACAAGATTCTATATACATATGATTTTGCCACACAAAATAACTATCTGTAGGTTGACAAGTAATAAATATTGGTTTCATAAATAATTGGTTTTAATTTACAAATATAATACTAATATCCTAAAAACGTGTGTTTTGGTGAATTAACTTTAATCTCATAAAGACCAAAATCAATTATTTCTTCAGTCATTACATCATAATGATAACCATCAGCAAATATTGGTTCAGTTATTACATTACCTTCTTCATCATATGTTCCTTGTTCTAATACAATTAGACCTATTTCAACAACAGCTTGTGTACCATTTATATAATTTTCTTTTTCATCTATTATTTGTTTTAATTTTAAATCAATAATAGCCGATTCTTTATTTTGATATTTTAGTTTATATACATTCATAATTATAGTGTTGTTAAAGATATACACTCGGAATCTGTTAGTGGTTTAGGAAATAACATCATTGACTTTATGAATTTATTTACGTCAGTTCCATTTAAATTTAAAAATTCCATATTAACAAATGGAAAAGCAGTATTTGTTACTCCTTTAATACTATTAATAAATATATTTGCAGTTGTTCCATTCCAAGTTATAGCAATTTTTACTCCACCTACAGGAGTAGCTAATAGACCTGTTCTAGTCCCACCAATAATTTTATCTATACCTATTGTTTCTGGAAAGTTAGCATTATTTCTAATTCTAAATGCATTTATTTGTCCTGTTGAATCTCCTATAAAAATCCCTGGGTTTGCTGAACTTCTTAATAATGCTAAGTTATTTTCTATTTCAATAAACAACGTACCTCCAGCATTTGTAACTAACCCATTTGTATAAATATTATCTCTACTTATCATGTCAGCATTTCTAGTTACAGCTGCTGTAGTTGTAGGTATATATGATGTAGCATTTCCTCCTATTTCTAATTGTGCTCCCCAAATAAATACTGAAGTTGTTAAAGTATTAGATTCAGAACGAATTGCAGTTCCAGAAGTTATTACATTAAAAAATAAAAATCCAGTATTAATAGTTGCTGGAGTAGTTGTTGTAAGAGAACATTTGTACCAACCATTATTTAAAGCTGTTATTGTAGCGGTAGAACCAAAACTTACAAGCGCAACTGTTCCACTATTTAAATCAAAATTAGCATAACCATTAAAAATAGTACTACTTGGAGCAATTTGAATAAAGTTGTTTGTATTTTTTTTTGCATAAATAGTAATAGTATATGTTGTATTTGCAATAAGTAAACTTGTTGGGTTAACATAAACACTATGTGCGGAATTAACACCATTCGCTACAAATGTATCAGCATTTATTAATCCACTTGGAGATATTGTTGAATTTCCAACTATACTTGAATTTGCTTTAGTCCAAGAAACGTTATCAAAATCTTCACTATAAGTAATTAAATTAGTCCTTTGTGGTTCAACTAATATACTAGGACAACTTGCATTTGTATAATCAAGTCTTGGTATATTACTAGCAATACTACCATCTTGTGTTATACCAGCAAATCTTGTTCTTACAACTGATGTTGTTGATATGTATTCTGTTGCTGAAACATTTTGTTCTAATTGTGCTCCCCACACATAACATACATCTTCAGCTACTAAAGATTGGTAAGCTGGATATCTTCCACTATTGGTATTATTAGTTGTTAGAATTTCACAACCAGTCAAATTACCACCAACTGTTGTTGTTCCTCTTAATGTGCATCTATACCAACCATTACCTACATTTGTAATTGTTGCTATTGCTCCAGGACCAGTATTACCTATAACACCATTTTCTAAATCAAAATTAGCCCAAGAATCGATACCAAAATCTCCTGAAACATAAACTAATTGTATCCATCTATGATTGGCTTTTTTTAAATAATATGATGTAGTATATGTTGTATTGTTAGTAAATGGTAGTTGTTGAACTAATCTATGTCTAGTTAAAACTGTATCTACAAGAATTCGTATTGTATCTGCTGTTAAATTATTAATTGGTGAATTTTGTGTATTTTCAATAACACTTAAATTTGTTTTAACCCAAGAACTCGTTTCAAACTCTTCACTTCTTGTAAATAAATTAGTAACAGGAATTTCTATTAACCCAAGACTATTTACTCTTGTAGCACTTGTAGCTCTTGTTACTGTAAAATCACCAGTTCCATCACTAGGAACAACTGAATATAATTTTCCTGCTTTATATGCGTTTGGTGTAACAATTAAACTTGCATCTTGTAATAATCCCATAATTTATATATTGTTTAATTGTGTTAATGTAGTTAATAAACAAGACTCAGCTTCTAATATACCACCATCTGCTAATACTCGTACTTTAAAAGAATTAATCAGTGTGTTAATATAAGAACCATTTTGTCCTTGTCCACAATTTAATAATGTTAACATATTATGCGTAAGTTAAATTAATTAAAACTTCATTAGCTAAAATTGCTACTGAATCATTATCAGCACTTCCTGCTGTTATTGCAATACTGATTCCTATAGGAAAGTTAACTCCCATAGAAAAAGGAATTGATATACCTGCTCCTTGTGTGTTTGCTGGAATAGGAATAGTCATTACTGGAATGTCTGTACCTACAATTGGAGAGGTTGCTTTATTATACAATTTTAAATATCTAACTGTACTAGATAAACCTATAGCAACAATAGAATATAAATTACCTCCACTAGCTTTTACAACATTTGCATTAGTTGTAGCTAGTGATACAAGTTTATATGGAGTTGTACCATTTGCTCCTGTAGTGTTAGGTCTAGGACTAATAGGAACAGGGGTAAGTCTAAGTTGTGTATCTGTTAGTGGTCCTAATACATTTACAGGAACTGCTCTAAGTTCTGTGTTTGTTAGTGGACCTGTTACAGAAATTGCTAATGCTCTTAGTTCAGCGTTAGTTAAAGGCCCTAATACATTTACAGGAGTTGTTCTTAATTGTGCATCTGTTAAAGGCCCTGTTACAGGAACAGGATTTAATATTGTATTATTAACAGTAACAACAGAAGTTCCTGCTGTTACTTTTTGTAAATTATCTAATTGTTTAGCTATTTGCCAAAGTAAGTTAGCTTCTGCAGATTGGCCTATTTGTCTATTAGGAATTGCCATAATTTTATAAATTAATAAATTTTTGTTAATGTAAAGTTTCTAGATAATATTGAGTTACCTATATTATTTGTAGTCCATTGAACAGTAATACTAAGAGTGTTATCAATTGTTGTATCAAATGTTGTAGCATCAATATTACTTAATACATATCCTTCAAATTGAGTTCCTCCATTTCTAATATAAGAAAACAACCCTCCTGATGAAATTGAAGCAATTCCTGGACCACCTAATGTTCTAATTGTGAAATATAAAGTTAATATCCATGATTTATTAGTTGCTGCAGCTAAATCAATTATTCCTGTGTCAGCAAGCAAAGTACCTCCCGATGTTTTTATTCTAACCCGTATTTCTGAAGAACTTGTACAAGATATTAAACCATCTAAAGATGCTTGAAATGAATCTCCTATTTGAAATGTATTTTCAAGAACAGTTAATGTACCTACTCCTGGGCCTAATATTGTTGTTTCTACTGCAGTAGCAGCTACAGGACCTCCATCACTAGTTTGAGCAAATATTCCAGATAAACCAGGTCCTTGAGGCCCTTGTGGTCCAGGTTCTCCTTGTGGGCCAGGTATACCTGTGCCAACAATACTTTCTATTAACTGATCTAAGTTAAGCCAACCTTTATATCCATTACAAGGTTTACATACATTTTGCCAAAATCCTGGTTTAATAAATGTTGCCATAATATTTTATAATTTAAAAAATAAATTAGCTTCTGCTTTTCTTCTAGTTACTAATCCTGTTAATGGTTTTTTAGATCCTTGTCCTGTTATGTAATGATTTTCAAACCATTTTCTAATATCATTAGAAATAGATTTATTATTTATTAATTTAAATAATGTTGCAGATCCTCCAGTATTATAAGTATAAGATACTAAAGCATCAAATTGATTTTGAGTTAGTTCTATTTTAATTTTAGAATTAACAATTTTTTCAAATACAAGTAAATCTTCATTTAAAGCTTTATCAGCTTGTTCAATAGTTTTAATTGTTATTCTTGAATATGCTAAAGCCTTGTTTGCTGTTCCTTTTATAAAATTTCCTTTACTATCACGCATAGCTCTTCCCCACCCTTCAGTCCATATTTTTACAGGGTCCATTTTAGGTTGCAATCCAATAATATGTAAATCTCCATCATGAAGTCCTTCATAATATTTTATTATTTTTTTTCCTTCTACTCCTGTTTTCATAATTATTTATTAAAAATTGTTGCAGAATATGTTGTTAATGATAATAAAGCAGCAATAAGTCCCGCTTCAAGTCCTAGTAGCATAGCTATTTCAGAATAAGACTGTCCAGGAATCCAATTAAAAATAACAAAAGAAATATTAATAACCAAATCTACAGAAAATACAAGAGCTAATACTCTTCTAATTGATATTTTATCATCAGCACCTAACCACATTGGTTCGATGTATTTAAATATTTTAACAAATATATTCATAATTATTATTTTTTAAATGATATTTTCCAATATGATTGTAAACCTATTTGAAATTGTCCATCTGTTTTTATACCACCATAAACACTATATATATGATCTGATTTTGTTTTTAATAATAAACCAGCATTAAATTGATTAATTAATTGAGAAGGATTTAATTCAATTCCTCCTCCATAATATAATTGATTATTTCTTAATGGTGATAATGTTACTGTATTAGTAACTATTGGGTATTTTAAATCATATGATATTTTTCTACCTTGAATTAAATTTTTACTTACAGTGTCTGTAATGTCAACATAACCAAGACTATCTATTTTAATTTTTTCATTATGTATATTTTTAGATAAATAAAGTTTAACTAACTCATTATATTGTTCTGTTAATTTTACTTTATTAGTATCAGCAATATAATGTTTTTCTATTATTGTTGGTAATATTGTTTTAGTTATTAAAGGTCTACTGTAAATCACAGAATCTTTTTGAACCCAGACTGTATCTCTTTTTATTGTTGGTTTTTCTACAATTTTAGATCTTTTTACATCTTGTATAAAAATAATAAATAATAAAATAACAATTAATAATGTTAAAAAATTTTTTTTTATATATTCCATAATTATTTGGTTAAAACTATATATAATTTAGTAAAATACTCTAATATAAACGCAAGAACAATAATTATTGCAATACTCCAAGTAACTCTTTTTTTAAAATCTTCTTGTTTTTCAATTTTAACTTTTAAAATTTTAATTTCTGCTTTTAATGTTTCAATATCTGTAACAAATCCTCCAGATTTAGTAAGAGGATTTCCCAAAATTGCATCAACTACTTGTGTAATTTTGGTATCAATAGAGGTCATTTTTTCCTCTAGATCTTCTAAACGCTGATCCATACTTTTAAGTTCTTTTTCTACATGTTGCTCAAATTTATTTTCCATTCTAATACCGTTAAATTTTATTTTGATACATTTGATTTATAGTTTAGCTAATATTAACTACAAATATAAAAGTTTAATTTTTAATTAGGAAATTAAAAAAATTTAAACTATGTATAATATAGCATAAACGTTTAATAATTTCCTAATTATTTATTTATTGTCTTCTAGCTTCTACAGTTGTTCTAATTCCCATTTCTTTTGCAAGCTCTGGAGAAATATATGGTAATATTTCTGTTTGAAATTGAGAACCAAAAGGAACTATATTTAAAAAGTATTTTAAAGGATTTGCTTTATCAACCATATCCTCATCATCTATAAATTGACCATAACTATATTTTCCAAAACTAGTAAATATATTAGATATTTTGTGTAATAATCCAATTGAAGGGATTAAAGATCCTTTACTAATTGCATCCATAGATGTAGGGTTGTAATAAAAAGCTATCTCATCATGAATTTTATTAATAGCTTTTGCCCAAAATTTATATCTATTTTTTTCTATGTCTGTAGCATCTTCTGGTGGTTCAGCTGCTGATGCAGCAAACACTAATGCCATTGTTCCTATAAGTAATTGTAATTCTTTTATTTGATTTTCAATTTGTTGTCTCATAAGATCATAAAACTCTTCGTTAGTAATAGTTAAAGTTTGTCCTGTCTTTTTATAATGTTCAATTTTTTTAGCTTCTAGCATTTCATCAAGAATCTTTAACCCTTCTTCTGTACCATTAATAATATCCATCATTTTTGAAGTGTTTGATATTCCTAAATGAACCCAAGCTTTAAGAAATGCTCTTCCTCTACCATATTCCCATTCATTAAGTTCAACATTTTTTTTAATATCTAACACTCTACTAGAAACTAATTTTGGTATCCAGTTTTTAAACATCATAAATGAACTAAAGATAGTATCTCTACGATATCCAGCTTTATTATCTTCATTCATTTGTCCATTTAAGTTTCTACCATATTCAATAATTTTAGTTCTAAATTTAGCAAGCTCAATTTCAGATACCCCAGGAATAGTAATTTCTTCTGTTCCCATTACTGCCACTTTAGTCAATGAAGAACTTTCTTTTAGTTTTAAAATTCTTTCTTCAAATGTTTTTTCTAAAGTTTTTCTTTCTGCTTGTGTTAATGTATATTTAGTTTTTCTATCTTGTTCTTTAACAAATTGTCTAATGTTTACAATTTTATCTCCAACTACCATAGAGTTTTGAATAAAACTTAAAGCATTAGCAAATTGTAATTTCTTTTCTGGAAAAGAGTTGGTAAGCATCATAACATCTGTAAAAGACCATGTACTTATATATTCTAACCATCCTTGTTTTTTAGCAAGTTCTCTTCTCATTTCTAATGTAAGATCATCAGACAAAGGAATAACAAGATCTAATAAAGCTCTTTCTTCTGTAGACATATTACCAACAGAAACTTTTAAATTATTTTTTTCAAACTCTTTAAAAGTGTACATATTTCCACTATTAATATAAGCTTGAAATTGATAACCTGCCCAGTTGGCAATAGCAATTAAAGGTTTCATACCAACAGCTAAAGACCTAACAAGTGTATCAGAATTTTTTAATCCTTTTCTAATGTTAACTACACTAGTTTGTTTCGCTTCTGCATCTTTAGAAAACTTATCAGTTACAGTACTAAGATTTATATTACCTATAGATCCAAGATCTTCTTTAATTCCATATATAGCATCATTAATAATTGTATCTAATATTTCTGCATTTTTGTTTACATCATAATTAACTTTTGGTATTCCTGCTTCAAATATTACAGCTCCATCAGGACCTAATACAAGACTACCTTTTGCAGCTTCTGCAGAATGTAAAGTTAGTAAAGTGTTTTCTAAAGATTTAGCTGTTTTGTAATCTGCTAAAGATTTTATCCACATAGCTCCAACTTTATTAAGGTCTCTGGATAACTGATTAACGTTTTTGTCTGTACTAGTAAAATACTTAGGAACATCTTTTCTTAATTGTCCTGTTTCTGGGTCAGTTTTTGAAAAAGATTGATCTTCATTTATATTAGAAGTATAAAGATCTTTAAAGAAATCTAAAGATTGTCCTGCAACATCTTTTGATTGATAAAACTTCTCTAATGTAGTAGCTTCAATTAAAGGAAAGAAAGAAGATCCCTGTCTTCCTAAATAACCCATTTCTTTACCTTTGTTATTTAATTCAGAAAAGAAATTCCATACATCTAAAGCTGCTTTACTTTTACGCATTTCTTCATACTCTTTAGAATAATGCCCTTCTTCTTTCATGGCTTTTCTAAATAAAATACTAAATCCTACATTAGAATAACCATTAAAATCTTTACTGTTTATATCTAAAGACTTAGTTAATCTGTCAATAGCAAATTGTCTTTTTTCACTATCTATTTTTGCATCAGAAGAAAATTGTCTGTTATTTAAATCAATAATTCCTTTATCTAAAGTTTCTTTTGCTAATCTATCATATTCTACTTTATCCATATTGTCTAAAAAGAACTGTTTATCTTTAGAGTCTTTAGCATTAGAAATTTGATCCCAAAAAGCTCTATCAATTTTTTTAACTAATGATAATCCTGTAGGGCTCATAGTAGCAATCATATCAAATGCTTTTTTCCCTCTAGCTTTAGCTTCAGCTTCTAGTGGTAATAAAAGTTTTTCATACTCTTTCATTTGTCTTGATATACTATTTTTCGTAAGACTTTTAGCATTCATGATTAAATTAGAAGCTAGATTGATAATAGTAGCAGAAAGTTTTGATCCCTCTAAGAAAGATTTAGCAAGAGTATTTACATTAACTTCAGCTTGTATTCTTTGTTCTCCAGCATCTGTTTCAACTATTTCAAGTTCTACTCCTTCTTTAATAGCTATTTGAATAGTTACTTCAGTTTGAAGTCTTTCAATTTTTTTAAGCATTCTATCTGTAGCCCCTGCAAGGTGTTCTAACTTAGTTAAAGTTTCTACTTCTGTTTTTGTAAGTTTTTCTTTTGGTGTATTAGATAAATAAACAGCATCTAGTGTTGTAAATTTCTTAGCACTATTTGAAAACTCAATAAGCTCTCCTAGTTTAGTATTAAGACTTTCAGTATCTAAAGAAGATATATCTGTTTTTTCAAACTCAATAAGAGTTTTACTTGCATTATTTAAAAAGGTTTTACCAATATCATATAAAGGATCAAAATCTAATTTTAAATGTAAGAAACGAATAGCTTTACTTAATTCATTAAGATCTAAGTTTTTAACATATTTTTCTTCTTCACTAACTTTCTTTTTATATAATTTTTCCCATTGTTCTCTTAAAGACCCTAATAAATTATCTACAGCTTTATTTCCTGTACTTTCTGTATTTAAAGCTACAGGCAATAAATATAAATTAGTTTCTGTAAGAGAATCTAATTTACCTATTTCTAAAGATTTTAATTGTAATGGACTTTTACTATCTCCTACAACAGTATATTCATAATTACTAATAAAAGGAATCATACGTGCTTTTCTCAATTGGTTTGGTTGTAAACCGTATTGATACATAATTTTAGTATATTCTCCCATTTGTGGTTGCCATTCTTTTCTTTTAAACCAAGGAATATCTTCATCTTTAGTTTTATCTAAAGTAGAAAACTTCCAGTCAAGAATATCCACTTTTACACCTGTTTTATCATTAGGCTCAATAGCTAAGAAATCGATAGTAGAAGCAAGCATACCATTTTCCTTAGTATTTATTACTTTTCTTTCAGTAACAAATCTAGTTCCAGGAGCATAAGAATTGATAAGCTCCTCAGCAAATGCTTTTAAGTTTTTTTGAATAGTCGTATTAAGATTAGTAATTATTGGTGTAGTATCAAATGTGTCTTTTTTATAACCATCTTTATCTAGAAGATTTGTAGTTATATAATTATCTATAAAATCATGCCCTGCTGATCCCCAATCTCTTTTTTGATCATCAGATATCTTTTGTTCAGGAGTTCTTTCTCCCATAGTAGAATTTCCTTTAATTTTTTCAGTTACAGACTTTTTAACAACCTCACCATCAAATGTGTAATGTCTTTTATCTGTTACTGTTCCTGGATTAAGTTTTAATCTACTATCAAAATCTAAAACAGTATCATACATTTTATCAACAGCATCATTTTTAATTTGATAAAATGTTCCTGTTTCTTTAATGTCTGTTACAGTGCCCCCAACATCACCACTAATAATTTGTTCAGCTGCTTGTTTAAATATATCAATGTTTGATTTTCTATATACTCCTTTAAGAAAATCTTTAATAGTTTCCCACCAACTTTGAATAGTTCTTTTTGTTGTTTCATTCATTAATTCTGGAAAGTCTTGACCATTCTCAGAATTATTCACAATAACTTCAGCAATTAATTTATCAACTGCTTCTTTTTTAATTTTACGAATATCAGGTTTACCATTAGGTAATTGATAATTTTTATTATTCTTGTATTGTTCTAATGTTTTTTTAAATATTTTAAATCTTTCGATTTTACTAATAAGTTCTGTAACTAATTTAGGATTAGTTTGTTCCAATATAGCTGTAGCTATGTGGACCATTTCTTCTGTTAAAGCTACATCTTCATGACCTTGTGCTACAGCAATAACTCCTCTAGTTAAATCTGCTACACCATTTATTGAACTAGGTTTTATTCCTGTAGACTTAGCATATTCTTCTAAAGTTTCTATTTTAACTCCCATTTTAACTAAAGCTTCTTTTACTTTTTCTAATGTTTGTTCAGAAGTTTTAGAATTATTTAATACATCTGTAGGTAGATTTCCTTCATGTTTATCCCAAAGATAGTATGCTATATCTTCTCCTTGGGAATCAACTAGTTCTTTCCACTCTTGTAAATTTTTATTTGGACATGTAGCCATAATTAACAGATTTTTTTAAGTATTTTACCAACTTGTTCTTTTAATGCTTTTATTGTAGCATTTTGTTCTGGATCTTCTCCACTCAAACTTATCATATATGAAAGTTCTTCTATTTTTTCTTTAAGTGCTTCCATTTCTTTTTGAAATGTATTTTCAGTACCCACTTCAATAGGATTTCCTATAGGTTGTCCTGTTGTTTGAGAATAGTCTTCTAGCAATTCATCTTGAGTAATATCCATTCCTTCAGCAAAAGATATTTTTTCTCCATTTAAAATAGATATAATAAGATCATCTTCTACTTCAGCTGAACTTAACTTTTGTCTATTCTCATCTTGAGTATATTCTATTTTAGTAAAATCATTGTTCAATACAGATGCTCTTTTTTCAGCATAAAATTCTTGTGCTCTAAAAGAATCTCCCCAAGCATTTACAGCTTTATAAATATATTTCTGATATACTCTTCCAGATTTAGCTGTGGTAGTCATTACCAAAGGAATTATATTACCATTTTCATCTGTAGTATAAACTTTTTGCATCAACATTTTATTAACATGAGATCTATCTCCAGATCTTCTTCTTATTTTTCTAACCTCTTGTGAAATTTTATCTTCCCAACTATACACCATAAAATCAGAACGTCCTTCAGATGAAAACTTACTTATACCTACAATTTTAGGTATAGCTTTATTTGCTACTGCTTTTGTTAATTTAACATCTAATTTTAAATCACGATTATACATTCTTCCAGACATATCTTCTTCCATTTTTGCTTTCTTAAATGGAATAATATCTCTGTTGTTCCAATTGTTTCTTTCAAAAACTCTTAAGTTGTGAAAGTCAGCTAAGTTAGGCATTTTTTCTAAATTGGACAATGTTTTATTATATACTTCTTTGAAATCTTCATAAGGTAATAAGTTAGTAAAAGCAATAGGAGAATTTGTCAATCCAGACTGTAATACAGCAAGTCTTACCATTTTACCATATAAATCTTTATTCTCATCAGACATTGTTTTTTTAATCTCATTAAATGCATGTATAATTAAATTTTGATCATACACTTTATTCTCTCTACCAACAATAAACAAATTGTTAACTTTATTTTCTCCTCTGTTTAATCCTGATTCCATTTTTAATGAATTCAAAATTATGTTATTAAATAGAGGATGGTCTTCTTTAGGGGTTATTCCTTTATCAGGGTTTCCTATGATAGAGTCTCTATATTCTATGATTTGTTCCGCTGCTGATGCTTCATTAGTATTACCTAATAATATTGATGCCACTTTTCTGTTAATTTTCATATCTGTTTGAACAGCCCAGTCAAATAAATCATTTACAGCTTTTTGACTAGTCTTAACAAAATTTCTATCATTCATTCCTATATAAGGAGTAAGAACAGTTTCCATAACATTTCTCACTGTAGATCTATCAGATATAAGTACAGTTGCAAAAGCATCTCTAAAATTAAAAATAATATCTTTAAGTGGACCAACAAATGAGTTCTCAAGAATTTTATCTACAGATGAAATAATTGTAGTTCTAGCTTTCTTTAATTGCATTTGTTTTTTAAATACTAAGTAAGGGTCATTAATAGTTGCTGTATCAAAGTTAGAACCTTGAGTCACTTCAAATACGTGTGATGCCATTTTAGCATATTTTAAAAACTCTTTTAACATATATTGTTGTTGAGCTTTTTGATTATCAGTTAAAAATTTATCAGATTTACTATTTGTTTCATTAGGGTCTTTACCAACTAAATCTAATAATTCTGCTTCACTTGGAATTCCAGTAACAGCTATATCAGTTTTACTTGCAAATCTATCAAGACTATCTTCAATAATATTATCAATAAATAACCAAGAATATCCTTTGTTTTCTATATTAGCTAAGTAATCTTTAATAATAGGTTGATTCATAAAATAGGCTATAGTTTCAATTGGTACACCTAAGTCTACTAAAAATAACCATGTAGAAGCTACATTTGGTGTAGCTCCAAGTTCCATAATCCAAGGACCTTTAGAGATATCCACATATCCATCAATGAACATACCATTAACATCCGAGATATATTGAGTTTCTGGATTTTTAGATTTGCTTTTTACCATTGCTAATACAGGGCTTTCTTTACCATCAATTACAGCAGAGTTGTATTCTTGGAAATTAATGTTAGTATCAGTAGCAAATATTGTTGATAAAGAGCTATTACCTAAAATAGCTTTATCTACATCATTAATAAGATCTCCTTTCAACCTATCAAAATCAAGATAAGTTGGAGTACGTTGTCTTTGTGCATGTCCTGTTTGAGCAACTGCAGCAATACCAATAGCATATTTACCAGTAACAAAAGCTTGTCTTAATCCAGACATAAACTTTCTACTAAGCATATTACCTGCATAAGCATAATCAATTTCTTTTCTTCCTAACTTAGCATTTATTTTTTTAGCAAGAGATTTTAAAGGCTCTGCATCATTAGGTTTAACTAAGTTAGAATAATTTAAAGGATTAGAAATCAATTTTTCTAAAGAAGTTATATAAGCATTTTCTAAAGATTGTTTGTACATTTTATCTACAACAGTTTCTCTAACACCACTTTCTTTAAGATCTTGAATAAAATCTTCTAATACATCTTCTTCAGTAAATGTTCCAAACTCTTCAAATATTTTAGAAATAGGATCATTTTCTAAAACAGTAGAAGTAACTAAAGATAATTCTTCATTTAATGTTTTTATTTGAGATTTAGACAATAGTTTACCTTCATCAAATAATTTAAAAAATTTATTTTTAGCTTCTTCTCCTATTCCCAAAAATGGAACTACCTTTAATTTACCTTCAGAATCAGTAAACATATTTTTAAGATAAATTGATAATTTATCAATATCAAAATCCGATCCCACTTTCTTAACAAGAGCAGAAGGAACAACTACAGAATCTCCAAATTCTTTAGGTAAAAATTGTTTTATTTTAAAAGCATCAATAGAGTTTTGTTTTTGAGTAGGAATACGATAACCAACACCAGATAAAGCTGCTAATTCTTTTTGTCCTTCTTCTGTATTATTAAAATAATCTAATAGTTGAGCATCAGTTTTATTTGATTTAAACCATCTACCAACCATAACTTCACATACACGTTTTCCATCTTCATCTTTATAGAAACCTAATACATCTGATGTATAAGCAGTTTTTCCATTAATAGTTTTTGTAGCAATCCTATTAGACTCTAATAATGTAGAAGGAATTTGTACTTTCATACCTCCTGATATTTTAGGGCGTACAACGTTTTTATCAGCAATAGAATATAAAATATTTCTAATTTGTTGATAAGCAGGAGTAGCTTCTAAAACAACATCACCTTTTTCGAATCCTTCAAAAGCATCTGTAACATTATCATTCACTTCTCTTTTTAGAATTTCTTCTCTAAGTGTGTTTGATAGTTTTTTAACATCTGAAATAGTAAAGCTTTTAACTTTAACTTTTTTATTTCCTACAACTTGTTCAGTTGTAGTTTCTTTTATACCTAATTTTTTAAGAAGTGTTTTGTAACCATCTTCAATTTTAGCTTCAAGTAACATTTGGTTTTGTTTTATCTCTTTATAAAGACTATTTTTTAATTTGTCTTCTTCAGATAAATTATACCAAGCAGAAAATCTTTGACCAAAATCAGTAATAATTTTTCCTTTAGTATCTTTAACTTCAAAATTAATTGGCACACCACCCTCTAAAAAGTCCATAGTTACTAATTTAGTAATTTGTGAACCTTGTGTAGTAGATGCAGTTTCTTTAGAAGGAACTTCAGCTTGTATACCCATAATAGAAAAAGGAATATTACTAACTGCTCTTAATGTTTTAGCAGGAAGATTTCCTTTTTTCTCAGCTTCATCTTCAAAAGAAGTTTCATTAAAAGTACCATTATCATTATATAAAGGAGAAACTTTTTCTGTTCCCACTTTACTTCCTGAACTATATACAGCATAATCAATATCTTCATTTTGCATTTTGTTATACAATTTGATAGCATTTGATTCTGGATTTATTTCATAAAGAATTCTAAATGATAATGGATATAATGCATACTTGTGCATTACCACATCATTAAAATCTCTACCATTATCTTTACTTCCAGATACAATAGGTTTGATTGGTGTATACGTACTTTTTATTCCAGGGTTACCTTCTTTAAGTAATAACTTTTCATATTCATTTAAAGGTAATTTTTTTATATTTTTTTCAAAAGCAATATCATACATATATTGTCTTTCATTATCAACAGTCCAATCTGCAGATCTTATTTTTAAAATACGATGTCCTCTTAAAGTAGACATTCCTCCACCATCAGTTTCTTCATATTCTTCATCATACCCTAAATTTTCATTAACACTCCAAACATCCCCTAATGTGATTGTTCTAAAATGCTCTCTGTTCATATCAGAATGTCCTATATCACCTTGTGCATAATATTTGTTATATGAAGCATCTAAAGACTCATTATAAGCAACTGAACCATGTAATAATAATTGTCTAGGTGAATTAAAGTTTTTGATACGCTTTAATTCATCTTTGTATTGATATGGATCTGAGTATATCAATTTGTGCATTTCAATGTTAGCTATAATATAGTTAACAGATAATACACCTAATTTTGTTTTTAAAATAGAGTCTGTAAGTTCAACCCCTTCTGCAAATAAAAGTTTATCCGCTACTAATCCTTCAGCACCATTTTCAAGAATACCATAATATTTTAAAAGGTCTTCAGTTTCTTTAGCCTCATTAATAATAAATGCTTTTATAGCTTTATTTATTTCTTCTTTATTATCCTTATATATTTGTTCTGGAGCTACTGTTTTGTTTTTGATAATTTTATCATGTAAAGTTTCCCCAAGAATAGCTTTAAAGAATCTTAAATCAGTAGCTTTATTTTTACCAGCTACAACTCTACTATCTCTTGATAATTCTATTTCTGAAATTAAATAATCTTTAAAAATATTAAAATATTGATCAGTAGAAAACAAACTTTCTGTAACAAACTCATCTCCTTCTTCATGCATTTTTATAGCATGTTCAATAGCAGCATCTCCAGGAACTAAGTTCATATAAATTCCAGAAGTATTTAAGTTTAATTCTTGAATAAGTCTTTGTTTAATAGTTTGTTTTGATGAAGCTGTTTTTTTACCACTTTCATCATCAATAGTACCATCAATAAAAACTGGTTTTAAAAGTCCTTCAGAATTTTCTATTCTATTTCCTGTACCATCAAGACCAATATCAAACATTTTTTTAAGAACTACAGAACCTTTTGCAAATTTATCAGTTAATAAAAATTTAAAACTAGTAAATCCTTTTTTAGGATCATTTAAATCTTTAATATTTTTAAGTTTAGATAGTGTATTAAATAATTCACTAGTAGCATTTGTACCAATATAGTTTTGAGAACGTTCCCCATTAATATTAAAATACGTACTTTCAAATTCAGGATTCTCAATAATAGCTCTTACTGTTCCAAGTTGAGTTAAACGTTTATCAATATCTAAAGATTTAGTTGTAATATAATCAATACCTGTGTCTATATTTACTCCATCTATAGTAACTATACCTCCTACTTTTTTCAAACTAGTTAATATACCGTCTACAGCTGTTTTAAATAATTTTAATTGAGAGTCATTTAGTTTTGTTTCAAGATCTCTTACAGTAAAGTCTATACCTAGATTTTTAAGAAAATCTACATATTGTTTTAATTCATTACTTTTAAGTTGTATTTTTTTAACTGTATCTGTAGCAGAATACTTACCTGATTTAGCATTATAACTTAAATAAGGCATTTTGTTAGCTTTAATTGCTTCTGCCATAGAAGTTAACATTTCTTTTTTAGATGCTTTAGTAGAACTACTTAAAGTAGAGTCACTAATAACAACTTCTCCAGTAGATAATATAAACACAGAAACTACATCAGCATTTTGTTTTTTAATAGATTTCCAAAAAGCAGAAACAAGAACAAGTCCATCATTATCAAGATTACTAAAATCAACACGACTTTTTTTGTTATCAGGTTCTGAATTTGTTAGTCTTCTATACAATGTTGCATAACTATCATTGTCTACTGCCAATTCTTTTAATTTAAAAAACATATCTTCTATGTTAGTTGAATCAAATAATTTATTAGTTAAATCAATATGTACAGCATCAGCCGCCATAAGTGTAAATCCTCCAATAGAACTACGTTTTGGTACTGATTTATTATTTACTAATTGTTTAATAGGAAGAGTTCCTAGCAATAATTTAATTGCACTATTAGCTTTTCTAAAAGAATCAATTTTAGTAGCATCTTGCCAGTCAGATTTACCTGAAACACTAGACTCTTCACTTTCAAGATCTATATCATCATTTTCATCAAACTCAATTGAAAAAGTTTTTAATTGTTCTTGATGTTTTTTAACAAGACTATCCCATTCAAGACTTATATTATTATACAAATCATTAGTGTTATTATATTTAATGGCAATTTCTTCTGCTGTAACTTCTTTCTTTTCTATAGCATCATCCATAAGATCTAGCTGCCATCCAACTAGATTAAGTACTTCTTCTTTTAACCTAGTATATAGTTCTTTTTTGTTTTCTTTTGTTTTGGTAAAAAGATTTTTATTGTCTTTAGTTAATTTAGCTAAAGTACTATATGTCATTTGTTGTAAAATGTCATGAACTTGTAAAGCAGGAATTGTTTGAATACGATATTCAGAAGCATTTGTACCTTGAGCATCTTCAATATCAATTATACCTTTGTTAGCATAAGATAGTTTGCTTTCATATGGATTATATTGTGCATAATACCCATTACCAATTCTATCAAATAACTTTTGAGTATTATTCACAGCAGATTTCCCTGTAAAGAATTCTTTTATAAAATTCACAAGGTCTGTAAACATTCTAGCTATTAAAGATTTATTACTTACTCTTGTTGGCATTTTACCTGTAAGAACAAAATCTCTAAATTCTTCTGCAATTTCTTCTTTTAATTGTTCAGCTGTAGCATCTTTGTATTGTACAGACTCTCCAGTAAATCTATCATTATAACTTCCTTCTCTATTTCTAAATTCATCAATAATTTTTTGTTTGTTTTTAGGTCCTTCAAACATTTTCCACACAGCTTCAAATATCTCATGATAAGCTGTACCAACTTCTGCATTTTCATATATGTATATAGCACCATCATGAAGCATACCCCAGGCTTGTTTACCATTAGTAGCTTGAATCATGTTTTTAACTCTATATACAGGAACATTAGGAAAGTTTGTTTTAATAAACTCTTCTACTTTTTTCCAGTTTTCTGTTTCAAATTGTTTAGCTTCTTCAATTAATTGAAGTCTATATACATCATCAGTAGGTCTAGTTGCTCTAGGTCTTGCTGAAGGAGTTGTAGATTCTGCAGGAGTAATAACAACATTTTCAGCAGGTTTAACTTCTATAACTTTATCCTCTATAGGAGCTTGTACAGGAATTGACATACTTGCTATTTGTGGACCAAAGTGTGCTATTATGTTACTATAAATTTGCTGAACAGCTGTCATTTGATCTACACCTGCTGATAACATTAAAGCTTTAATGGGAGCAGAATCTGTTGGAAAAGAAAGCGCTCCTGCAGGATTTTCTGAATTTTGTTTTTGAGCATCAAGTTTAAAAGTTAATTCTCCTAAAGTACCCATAGTTATTGTTTCTTCTGAACCATCTAACTTATAAACTTTTTTTGGTTTTGGTGCAGGAGGAATTTTTACAACAGGTGTTGGTGTTGGTGTATTAGTAACAGGAGTTATTACTGGAGCCACAGAAACAGTAGGAACTACTGGTGTAGGGTTTATTCCAACAGGAGTTGTTTTCTTTTCTTCAGGAAGAGCAAAATCTTCTGCTGTTTTACTGAGTGTAAAATACACGGATTTTCTATTAGTATCTTCTTCAGATGCTAAAGGTTTAAGTTGTGTTACTAAAGGAATAATATCAAGATTTCTTTTTTCAGTTAAATCACCATCTTCATTAGGAGATTTATTTGAAAGTAAATATGTTTGATAATTTGGCCAAGTTGTTACAATTGGTTTTCCTTCTTCATTTAATCCAGTTATTTCTACATAAGGAGTATTCCAACTTTTATCATTAACCTTTGTAGCATTAGTATTGTTATATAATTGTTCTAGTAAGAAAGTGATTTCTCCTTTTCTGTTTTCTAGTGCAGAAGGAGTAAATTCAAAAGCTTGTGTAGATTCTGTAGTTTTACCTGAAATAAACAATCTTGATATAGCTACACCATCTTCATATACTTCTTCAAACCAAACACTGTTATATCCTGGAGTTTTTCTTTTTTTATCTTGATCTTTAGGTATACCCCAATAAACAACAGATTTTAACCATTCAAATAAAACTAATGAATCTTGTTTAAGCTCACCATCATTTTGTGCATTTTTAGAAATCTGTAAAATAACATTATAAATATTTTCAGATTCTGCTTTATTAAGTTTTCTATTTAATAATTTAACTAACCCTTTACCAGGAATTCTTAAAAACACTCTACCTAAAGGTGTATTAAAAGTTACTTTTCCTTCTGTTACAGACTCATTATTTGTAGCTACTTCTATAACTTGATTTGTTTTTAATGCTCCTTTTTTAAGTAATCCTGTTTCTTGTACAGGTACTCTAGCATCATAGTCTCTAACAAATTCTTGTTTAGTATCATCCCATTTTTGTACATATTCTGGAATACCAAAAGATGCTTTAAAATCCACTGGGTTATCTAAAGTTGTTTTTGCTAATTCTGTATCTCTCCAAGCACTATATTGAGCTGTAAGACTATCTACAACTTCTTTACTAGTATCCTCTCTAAACATAGATCCAGATACTGTTTTACCATCAGCATTTACATAATTTCCTTTTAAATCTTTTGCAGGAAATACTTGGTAAATAGCTTCAGTTAAATATTTAGTAGGGTCTAGTATAGGTTGACCTTTTTGATCTACAGGAACTAAAAGCCCTTCTTCTGTAGTTGTAGTCATTACCAAAACAATTACATCATCAACACTATATTTTTCTTTTTGAGCTTCAGTTAAATTAGATAATAAATGTTCTGTTAATCCTGGGATTAATTCTCCTTCTGTTTTAGATGTAACTATTGATCCTTTAATTTCATCTCTGTTTTCAAAGGTGTCTATGTTAGCTCCAAATATATTAGCTCTTTCTTGATGAGGTTTACCATCATCTACTGGTCTTGTACTACCTACTACAGTAAGATCATCTTTCTTACTAGCAGCTTCAAAAGAATCATTTTCAAATGTAGCTTGAGTATTGGTCATAAGAGTTCCTATGATAGCTTTTCTTAAAGCTTCATTTTTACTCATCTTATCTTCTTCAGCAACTTGTAATCTATGTCTTTCTGCTATCTCAGCAAATTTATTTAATACCACTTCTCTAGCAGAGATTTGTTTTTGTACATCTACCAATGATGCAGCCATTATGCTCAAGTGGTTTTGAAGATCTTCAATTCTTACTTCATTTGGTGTAATATCAGCATCTTCTAACAAAGCAATAGAATCTTCTATACCTTGTAGTTCTTCTTTATAAGCTTTTGATTCAAAAAGAAACATTGGGTTTGATTTTAAATAATCAACCCAAGGTTGTCCCATTATTGTTGGTACATCAGGATACTTACTTTCAAATTTTTGAATTATATTTGATATAAATTTAATAGCGGAATCTAAAGCTGCTTGAGTTTCTTTTAATAAACGTGATAATAAATTAATTTGTTTAATAGTTTCTTCTTGTAGAATCTCCAAGTTCATAGTCTCTTCTTCAAGATCTGCCATAAAATCATAGAAATTTGTAGAAGTGTTATCTATGTTACCTGCTAAATCAGCAATGTAGCCTAAGTTAAATTCTATTTCTTCTCTGTCAGTTTCAAGTCTTTCTATATCTTGTTCTAATTGTTCTACAGTTCTAGATAAACGCATCGCATTTTGTAATGCTTTTCTAGCTACAGACTTAAATCTAAAATTACCACTTTTAGCTCTTTTATCTGATTCAGCATTTTGAATATCTTGTGTAAGTTTTTCTAACTCAGCTTTAATTATAGATATTTCTTTTTGTTTTTTATCTATTAATTCTTTTCCAATTGCTTGTCTTTTAGATAAATCTTCAAATAATTCATTTAAAATTTCTAAACGTTTAGCACGTTTTGCATCAACTCTAGGATCTGTTTTTGCTTCTTCTACAAACTCATCTTTAATTTTTTGTTCTGCTGCAGTAAGCTCTGCAGTTTCTTTAATCATACCATGTACATATCCTTTTTTTGCAACAAACTGATCTCCAGTAACTTCTTCTGTTTTTATTTTACCATTTTGAATATATGTAAAATTTAATATTCTATCTTTACTATTATAGTCTAATCTTCCTAAAACAGGAGAACCATCTTTGTTTTTTCTACCATAGTGTCTATATTGTTTATTCCAATTTGTCATATAGAACATAGCTTTTTTGTTAGCTTTAGTTGAGCTAACTCTTCCTAATCTATATTGTTCTATAAGACTTTCAGATAAATCATGTATTAAACCATCAGAATCTTTTATTTTTATAGTACCATCTTCATTTTTTCCTAATATAGTTATAATAGGAGATCTAAAAACTTTGTGTCCTTTTTCAGATCTTTCAGTCATTTTACCAATAAAGTATTCTGTACCTACTTCTAGATCTCTTATTCCGCTTTTAGTCTTAACATTAATTGTTTCTTTAGGTAAAGCTTTTCCTTTTTCATTTACTTCAGTAGTAGAAGTTTCTTCATTACTTTTAAAGTTTTGTGGTTTTCCTTTTATCTCATTATATTCTTTCAAAAAATTATCTCTACGAATAGACATCTCACTAACATCTTCAAATGCTATTGCAATATCTTCTTTCTGATCATCAGTTAATCTAGGTAAGTTTTGAATAGTTTCTATTCCTGCATTAAAACTTTCTACATCTCCATTAACAAGATCTTCAACAACTTGATTAATATCAATACCTGCAGTTATTAATTTGTTAGTAAGTTCTGGAATACGTTTATCATAATCTGCAATTTTAGCTGTAGCATAAACCATTTTATCTATAACAGCGTCTGTATACATTCTATTTCCATCTTTATCAATTGCTCCACCATAACGTAGATTAAGAGATTGATACATAGACTTTACATTATCTGCAGTTTGTTCAAACCCTGATAATCTTTTTAAATATGATTCCTTAGTATCTGTTTCTAAAGCTTTTCCTTCTCCTTTTAATTGAGAAAAACCTACATCTGTAGATGCAAGTGCTCTATAGTCTGCTATTTCAGAAGTAACAAGATCATATCTACCATATTTAATTCTAGGAGTTAAGTAGTTAATAACATAATCTGCTTCAACATCTTTACTATTATTAATATCTCCTTGTTTTAATAAAGCTTCTCTTTCTTCTTGAAGAACAACTCCTCTATTAACAGAGTTAAATGTAGCTTTAGTAAAATCTGATAATCTAAATTTATTAAAAGATTGAATGGCATCTGTTGTGTTTCTAGACTTTTCAGTATTTTCTTGAAATCTTCCCTTACCCATCATAATTGCTCCAGACAATCCACCAATAAGAATACTTTCCATACCCTCATTAGAACCTATAGTTTCTGAAATACCTGTAGAAAAACTATCAATAAAACTACTATCTTGGTTTTGATATTGTTTATTATAATAATCTTGTACACCTTTACCAATAGCAAATTGTGCTCCCTCTTCAAAAGCTTCTGAAGTGGAGAAAGTATAAGGTCTTATTTTATTTAATGTAGAAAGAAATTTACCACCTTTAGCTTTTTTAACAACAAAGGTTCCTCCTTCTTCAACAATATCATCAATTCCTTTTGTTAAAGAATTAATAACTCCTTTTTCAGCTGTGTATGAAGAACCTAAAATTTTAGGAAATTGAATATAGTTAGTAGCTGTCAATAAAGCAGCATTAGCTAAGAAAGAAGAGTTACCCACTTCATCAGCCATTTGATTAATTCTTTCAAGGTCAGCACCCATTGGCTCAAGACCTCCATTAATAGATTTAAATTCTTCTATTTTTTCATTTCTAAAATCATTTAAATTATGGTAAGCTTCAAATCCTGCTTCACCTGTAGTAGAAAGTCCTGCTACTACTGCTCTACCTGCAGGGTTCATTACATTGTATGATTTTAAAAACTTATCAGATAATGATCTAACTTTTCCATAAGTTTCTGCTATTTTTCCTGCAGCCAATAGTCCTTCCTCAGTAGCTGCCAAAGCCTCCGCAGCTTTACCAACAGAAAACAATCTAGCTGTTAAAGGAAATGCTCTCAATGCAGAAGCATACACTCCTCCTGATAAAGCAGCTCCTGCAGCAAATCCCATGTTTTTAACAATACCATCCCAAAGAAAATTTGCAGATATTAGTTTTGTTGGAGAATACCAGTTAGCATTTTTTTCAGCATCTGTATAATAATTAGGTAATGCATCTTCAGCTGCTTTGTTAATCTCATCTAGATTTCTAGTAAATTCATTATCATAAAAAGAAGAGGGTCTACCATCTTCTCCCCATTTATACAACCCATTAACTAGACCAACTGTACTTTGTAAAAATGTTGTACCTGTAAGTAATAATCCTTTACCTACACCATTAACCATTTTTTCTCCCCAGTTTTGTCCTTGTCCATATGCATCTTCGTTATTATAATCTCCTGGAACAAAATTTCCATATCTGTTAGAAGATACTTCTTCAAGACTTCTTGAAATAGAACCTCCCATTTGTCTTCCATCTCCTTCTTTTTGTAAAAGAAAGTTTTCTAAAGAAGATAAAGATCTTTCTTTTCCTCCTATACCACTTCCACCAACATTTGGTGTAATAGTATTTGGTAAAGATGTATCAAGACCTGTATAACTTACACTAGGTAATGGAGAAGGTCCTGATGGTGGTGTATACCCACTAAATTGTTTCTCTAGTGCTAATCTATCTAATAATGTTTTTGGATTTGTATCTGGCATTATAATGGTTTTTTAGATGCTTCTTTAATTTGTTTTAATTCTGCCGCAGTTGCTTTTCTATTATTTATTAATTCAAATACATCTGTATCTGATAAATTTTGCATTGCAGGTACTATTTTGTCTTCACTCATTAATCCTGTTTTAGGATAGGCTATATCTTCATGCCATTTCCCTGTTAAAGGATCTCTTAAATTTAATCTTATTGAATAATTACTTCCATCAGGACTAACTAAATTTCCAGTTACTCCATATATAGATGTATTAGGAAAATCTATTTTATTTAAATAAGCATTAGATACATTAGTTTTACCTGGAGCAAGCCCTGTAGAATAACCACCCATTTTTCTTATTTGTTCTTGATAAGGTCTAGCTGCTTGTGTTGCAGAAGTAGCTTCAAATTGATTTCCAAATATTGATCTTTTTTGTTCAGGTGTAAGTTTAAATTGAACTATGTTTCCATCATTTCCTGTAGCAGTAACTTCATACATAGCTGGTTGATTTGATGTTCCTTCTACAACTTTAATATTATATTTAGCTTCTGAGTCTGTAGCAATTTCTCGTGCTACAGCTACATCAAAGTTTGGAGATCCTGCTATTTTTCCTTTTTGTGTTTCAGCTAAGTTAGCAACACTAGTTAACATACTAGCTATAGATGATTTTTGAGCAGCATTTGCTGTAGGAATTGTATATTCTAATCCTTGTTTAACTTCAGTTCTTTTTTGTACTTCTGCTGCTGTATATTCATTTATTTTTTTTAACGTATTAGCGTATGGAACATTAATTTTGTTTCTATAATTTTCTATATTATCATATATTATTTTTTCGCCTTTAGATAATTTATCTTTTCCTAATTTATCTGCTTTTTTATATACTTCATATAATTTAAATTCTTTATCACTAAGTTCTTTTTTTGCAAGAGCATCATTATATACCACTTGTCCACCACCACCTCCAGAACCCCCACTTCCAACAAAAGATATATACTTTCTAACATTAGAGTTAAAATCTACTATTTCTTTAGGAGTAATATTAACAGTTCCTCTTAATGTAGTAATATTTAAACTAGGAGCATTTTTAGAAATTTTAGAATAAATATCTCCTTCTCCTACAGCTGTTTGAGCATCTTTATTAATTTGAGCAATCATAGTTTTATTAGCATCTACAGTTCTTCTGTTAGATTCTGTACTATTAAAATGATAAGCAATAATAGGATCTACAGATGAAGGATTATTAGTCCAAGCTTCTCTTTGTTGATCTAACCACTTTGTATCTTTGCCTTGTTGTTTTATAAAAAGAGTATCAGATGATTCTATATTTTTAGACATAGAATCTGTATCACTAACAACTTTAGCTAATGTCATTTTTGGAAGATCTGCTTGATTTACTGGTGAAGGTAATCCACCATAGCCCTCTAGTTCTTTTTGTTTTAAATCATTTTCTTGAGATTTTAATGCAAGCTCTTGTTGTTTTAATTCAGTAGTAGTTGCAAACTGTCTTTCATCTTGTTCATACTGAGATTTAAACTTTTGCCAATCTTGATTTTTAATATCTCTTCTCATAGCAATATCAGCTAAAGGATTAGCTTCTTGTGTTTGAGAAGTTTCTGTAAATGAAAATGCTCTAGAAAATCCACTTATAAAATTAGATGTGTGTAATCTAGCTTTAGCTGAATCAGCATCACCACTTTCAAATGTTTTAGATATTCCTTCATACTCACTTGTAATACCTTTTAATGTATTATCTAATGCAAGTATTTGTTCTTGTATTCTAGATTTTTGTCCTACATCTGTAGTTGAGTCTATAGCGTTAGTCAAGACTTCTTTTTGTGCAGAGAATGAATCAAATTTTTCTTTATAATTATCACTAACAGCTTTAAAAAAGTTTTCACCTTCTAAATTAGAATATTGATATTTACCATCAATTTCCATTTGTTTAAAATCAGCAGGAGTTAACCCTACCATTAAAGCTTGTTGTATTTTTTCAGGAGATATTCCAGCCAGTTTTGTTCTAACAACAGAATCATCTATAACTAATTGTCCTTTGTCATCATAGTGAAAAGCTCTATCTGTTATAGACTCATCTTTAGTTAAACTTTTAATTACTTCTAAAGAATGTTTTTTGTAATCTGTATATGGTTGATAAGATCCATTAAAAGTATCATCAACAGAATTACTATTTAACCAAGCACTAGCCCCTTTTTTAAAATCATAATCATTAGATGGACTTCCTTTACCTTCTTTATTAGCAGCATTCATTTCTGCTATTCCTTTTTTATATGCATTAGTAGAAGAAACAGCATTAATAATATTATTATCTTTAGCCATTTTATCAGACATCCCTGTAACAGAATTAACTAACTGAAAGTTAGAAAAATCTCCTGCAGAAACTTCTTTTAAATTATCTCCTAATTGATTAAGTTTAGATTGTAAATATTGTTTATCTACATCTCTAACAATATCAAGACCAGCAACATTATCAATACTAGTTTGTATTTTTTGATAACCTTGATTGTATTGTTCTTGTTTAAGCATACCCATTTTTGCCATTTCTTCTACAGGCAATTGTTGGATATAAGGGTTAAATTGTGGTGATTTATCAGTAAATGAACTCATAATGGGTAGTTAGTTTAACAAATGTAATATGAATAATTATATTATCCAATTCTTATAATAAAATTTAGTAATTCTTTATAACTAAAATAGTTATAGCCTTTTCATTGCATTTACTATAGCTCCATTTCTTTTTGGAGTAGTTTGTGATTTAATAGTTTTTTTTTGTTCATCTTCATATGCTTTTATAAAAGCTTTAGATTTAGTGTATTCATCAGTAGGATCAGATGCTGTTTTACCTACTGTAGGTATGTTATAATTTGCTAAAGGATTCATATTTATTAACCTACCTTGATCATCATATCTATAGTTATATTGATTTTCATATGTTTGTAGTGTTTTATTTTCTAATGAATTTTGAGCATATTTACTTGCTATAGAATTTAAAGCTAATTGAGTAGTGTCTTTAGTATTAGATTTAGCTTGTTCTTGTCTAACATATTGTTGGTCTAATATACCTAAATTTTTTAATTGAGCATCATTTAAGGTTGCTCTATTTCCAGAATAAACTTGATCTTTTTTAGCTTGATTTAATCTAAATTCTTCAGCACCAACCTTTTGATTAGCTGCATATTTTTGAGCATTTAATACAGCTAATGCTGCAGGATTATATCCTGACATTCTTTGTGCAGCATTATAATCAGCTTGATTTTCATTTCTAATTTCTTGTAAAGAAATATCATAAGGAACATCAAGTTGTGGGTTATATTGTTGTGCTTTTACTGGTTCCAACTGATTACTAGATAATGCATTCATTTCTCCTGACAATTGTCTTGGATCTAGACTTTCAGCATCACTTGGTCTTAAATATGGTATTAAAGAATTAATTGTATTTAATCCATTAAATTTAGATTTTTCTTCTGTTGCTTGTATTGGATTTGTTGCTATTGATGGTATAGGAGTAACAGAAGAAGAGTCTTTTGGTGTATATAATTCTGCTTGTTTTACTTCTTCAGAGACAACTGGAGAGTCTGGATCATAATAAGCTTTTCTAAATTCTGGTGCTATACTTTCTACTTTATCTGGAGTTTGTAAATGTTTTACATAATCAAGAGTTTCTTTTTGCCAAGCATGTTTTTTACTAGTAGGATTAGTTTTATTTCTTTTTTCCATAAAGTTAATCCAATCTTCTCCTGTAATATTTTTATTGTCTAATTGTTTTTTAACATAATTTACAGAACCTTGTCCACCATTATATGCTGCTGATGCTAAAGAGTAATCGTTATTATTATCTTTTAATAATTTACCAAAGTGTTTAACCCCTGCATCAATTACTTTTTGGATGTCTTCAGGTTTAGTTGATTTTAATATTTTATCAACCCCATATTGTTTGGCAGTAGAAGGATTAAACTGCATTATACCTTGTGCTCCCATATTAGAAGTAGCAGAAGGATTAAATCCACTTTCTAAATTAACTATGTTTTTTATATGACCAGCATCTACACCATATTTTTGTGCAGAAGCTTCAATCATTTTTTCATAATTACTTCTTGATTTAGTAGTACCATCTTGAGCTTTTTCAAATTCACCACCAAATTTAGCATTTGTTTTCATAGCTTTTTTATCTTTAACAATATTACCTTTAGCAAGATCATCTGCTATAAGTCCTTGTTCTTGTGCTGTTTCATTTATTGCATTTTGTAATGTAGCAGCTTTTATTTTTTTATCTGCAATAGATTTTAATTTCATATTAGCTCCTTGTAAATTTGCATTTAAAGAAGTTAATTTTAATTTATCAAAAGAATCAACAACCTTTAGATCATTTACTTCATTAGTAGTTTTTTCAGCAAGTTTATTTTGACTAGTTTCTGTTTTAGAAAGATCAGCTACATAGTTTTTAAATTTTTTTCCAGAAGCTTTAGGATCATTTAACATAGCTTCTCCATATTTAGGAATTTGTAAATTACCGTAAACAATTAAATTATCTTCTCCTGTACTACCATTTTTTAACTTAACAGCAGGTTCTCCTCTTTCAACTTCAACAGGATTATCACCATATGTAATACCTATTCCTGTATTTCCTTTGTTATCACTTTCTTCATGAGATTGTCCTCTAAACATAATAGTTTCTCCCCCATCAGGTAAATGTTTATTATAAGAAAGAGTTTCATGTCCTCCACCCCAATGTGTTTGTAACTCTCCTCCTAAAGCATATTGATTATTTCTTCTAAGATTTCCTCCAGATCTAAAAGTGTCTGTATCATCTAAATTTACATATCCTCCATTTTTTAAAAAAGAATTATTTTGGTTTTGTAGCCCTCTACCAAATTCTCCAGAAGCTATAGAAGCCATATTTCTATTAGTAGCATCTTCAGCTTTTTTAATTTTATTATCATTTCTATCTAATGCTCCACCAATAAGTTTTCCTCCTATTTCACCTATAGCTCCTCCTAAAGGACCCCCTAATAATGTACCTGCTGTTTTTCCTACAGTTCCTCCTATATTGGATCCTGCATCATTACCCATTATATTTCCAGCCATACTGCTAAGTTTATCTCCACCTTGTCCAGTAATAAATGAACTAAATCCATTTTGAGCTTTAGGTATACTTTCTCCTAATGGTTCATAACCAAGATCATTATATAAATTATTAGGTGCATAAGTATTTTGAATTTCTCCACCTTCATAATAAACATCTAATATTTCTTCATAATCATCATCATTATTAGAAATACTTGTTCCATTTTTAGCTAATACATTTGTACCTGTTCCATAAATAGGAAATAATTCTTCTCCTGTAGTTGTTCTATCTTCTGGTCTTGCATATTTACGTTCTGATTGTTCAGGTCTAGTAGCTGCAGCTTGTTTTTGAATATCTGTAACTCCTTCCCATTGTCTAGCTTTTTTTAATTTTTGTTTTTCTCCTTTAAGTTGACTAAATCCAGAAGCAAGATCTGTTGCTATACCTAATCCTTGATTTAACATTTTTTCAGTATTATTACTACTGTCATCATAACTAGTTTCTTCATCCCCAATTACTTGTAATTGTTGATTAGATTTATAAGCATCATATTGTTTTTGTTGTTTAGCACCAAAATTAGGATTATTAATATGTGAAGGAATGTTAGCATCCATTTCTTGATTAATAGGTGGTCTTGATATTTTATTGTAGGTTCCTAACCCACTATCAACTCCTTGCATACTAATACCCATTTGAGCTTTTTTAAACTCTTTACCATGAGCTTTCATAAAGACCTCTTGAGAAGGAAATTTTTTGTAAAAGTCTTGAAGGTTTTTTGTTTTTGCTATTTTTAAAATTAAATCTTTATTCATTTTCTTGAATTATTAGTTTACAAAAATATATTAAATCTTTTATTGACATATTGCTTTTCATAACATTAATAATGTTACAAACTAATTGAATATTATCTTTTGTGTATCCCAGTGTCGGGTTTATTTTGTCTATACTTAAATTAGTTTTTAATTTTCCTTCTAGTATAGTATGTGTCATTTTAAGTTTTGATATTGCACATAATCCATTTTGATTATTCCATAAATTTTTTAAATATTCTAGAGTTAATTCAAATTTTATATTTCTTTTAATTGATCTATGTTTTGCACCATAATAAACATCTTTAAGAAAAAGATCTAAGTCGTCTTTTTTTATTAATCTATTATATCTAGTAGGATCTTTTTTTAAACACTTTTTACATCTATGTTGAAATCCTGTACTAGAATCATTTCTTTTATAAAAGTTTTCTTTATTTAATAATAATGTAATATGACAAGTTGAACAAGTCCATAAATTATCTTGTAAATATTTTTGTTTTTTTAAAATATTTATATCTTTTACTTTAGTTGTACAAATTTTACATGTACTAAATACTTTATCTTTTAAATTTAAACTTTTCCAAAAGTTATCTATTGATAACTCTTTATTACACAATTTACAAACTTTTAATTTCATAATAGTTTTTATTTTTTAGTTACTTCCGCTTCTAAACAAATAAGGAAGTTTATGAGAGTTACTTCTCGACTCAAAGTTCCTAAAAATTTTTTTAATAATTATTCATTTAATTATTTGTAGTCGTTTGTTGTCGGTTATTATAACTTCTTATAAATTAGTTAGTTATAAAATAATTGTTACAAATATAACACTTTTAATTAAATTTGTCTAACCATCCCCCAGATTGTTTAGTATTATAATTACTAAAATTAGTTAATTGATCTAATTTTTTTAATTCACTACCTTCTTTTGATACAGGAAACTCAGTTACTTTTTTTCCTTTAAACTTATAATTGTTTCCAGGAGTCATATATTGTACATCTCCTTCATCAGAAATTCCAATAAGATCTTGATCTACACCTTCCATTGTTATATCATTACTTCCTATTTCAACAGGTTTACCCCAATTATCAGGATTCCAATAACCATTATCATCTTTAGTTATTCCTCCATTTTTAAATTGTCCTCCCCATGCAGGAGAATAGTTTCTTCCTTTATTAGAAGTACCTTCTCCTACATATCCTTCAGGAGCTGAAATTTCTGAATCATTGTAGTTATCTAACCAACCACCATTTTTCATGTTGTTACTATTGTCTTTACCACATTCATGACATATATACATATCTTTCTTACTAGAATCAGATTTGTTCCATGACCAACCACAAGTACAATTAACTTTACTATTACTCATTATTTATAACTTGTTTGTGTAGGCGTTAAAATAAATTGGCTTATTAGATGAACAGTAGAACTATTATTAAGTATATGTCTCACTTTTAATTCTTTTGCTCTTAGTGTAGCTTTCTTAAAACTTTTAAGACTATAATCCATATTACTATTATTAACCACTTTATCAATTGATAAAGACTCACAAGTAGTATTAAATAATGGTAATTGAGAATTTTTACTTATAGACCAAAATGTATTGTATTGATAAAAGTTATCACTTTTTGTATATATAATAGTTTTACTATCTGAATTATATTTAGGATAGGACATATACTCTTTCATGTTATTTAATGGTTTAGAGACCAGTTTTAATAATCCTGATGATTGTTGTCCATTATATAAAATAGCTTCATTAAACCATTCTGTATTTGTTTCTATTCTAGTGTTATAATCAAATGTATCATTACCTAAAGGTAAATAAGTATAAGCTTTAGTATAGTCTTTAACATTCTGTAATAATTGATCTTGATACGTATATGCAAAAGGATATTCTATAATATATGGTTCTATGTTATTATAAAAATAATTATAGTTTTTAACATTTTCTAAATGTCTCCACAAACAAGATGTAGAACTTTGTATAAAATTAAGATTAAAAAATTCTAAATTATTTAAAACAACTATACTATTAGTTTTTTCTACTGAGCATTTTCCTAAAGATTTTAATGTAAGAAACATTACACTGTCATCAACAACATAACTAACTCCTAATTTTAATTGTTCTTTAGAAACATTATTATCTATAATATTTTTAAACTGATCCATTATAACAAATGGACCAGTTGTAATACTAGCTTTAAGTAACTTTATGGATAAGGTTTTTGACATAATTTATGGTAATACAGTTGTTGTTGTTGTTGTAGTTATACATGATCTTTTTATATTCCAAACTGTTCCAGATGGTCCAGTAACTCTTACAATAACTACATTTGAATTATTATAATCAGTTGTAGTGTAAGTCCACCAAATTAATTGTTGCATTGTAACAATAATATCTGTAATACCTGTTTCAGATATAAATGTAGAATTTCTATTAGGTATAGCTCCTTTATCTAGTCCTATAAATTGATCTATACCCATAGTTTGTGAATAGGTTGGAACAACAGTATTTCCATATACATCATCAAAAGGGCCTTCATTAGGAACAGTCATTCCTGATGTAGCTTTTTTGATACCATTGTGTAGTATTTCTAGTTTGTCTGGAAAAGAAAAAGCATCTAATTGCATAATTATTGTTCCTCCAACTGAGTCTAAAGGAATAGTGTATTCAGTAATACCTTCTCCTCCTGAACTTGTTGTTTCACTACACTCTATTAAAGGAGTATAAATAACTTCTCCATTTCCTTCAAGTGTACAATCTGGTAAACTTGTTGTTGTGGTTGTAGTTGAAGTAGATGTAGATGTAGATGTAGATGTTGTTGTACTAGTAGAAGAAGTAGTAGTTGTGGTATTACTTGTAGAAGTAGTTGTAGTTGTAACTCCAGGACAAACTATAATATCTATAATAACACCATTATCAATTTGATATATTGTTCTTATTTCAATACTTTCTCCTGTAAAATAAAAACCATTTGGAACTAAACTACAATCATTAGTAAAATTATTAATATAAAGAATTTGCCCTAATGTAATACTTGAAGCATTAACAGATAAATTATTAATAATAACATTATCAAAAGTAACTAATCCTAATAAATAATTAATAGCATCACAAGCAGTAATTGCAGATGTTGTAGAAATTATTGTACTAGAAGGAGATATAATAGAATAACCTGTTATTAAATTAAATGTATTTAAACCAGGAGGTCTTGTACAAGGTGGTAAAGGGTTTTCTGTAATAATTGCATTTCCTTCTAGAACACATGCTGTTAAAATAATATTACCAGCTAATGTACAATCATATACAACTGGATTAATTGGACAACTTCCTAAATTTAAATTAAATTCTGTAAATACAATACTAGGGGAACCATAAAGAACCCAATCCGTTTCATTAGGAATTAAAGTGTCTGTATAGTTTCTAGGGTCTAGACCATATTCAACTGGCCATCCTAATATTTCCCAATACCCTACAATATTCCATCTTAGTATACAAACACTAGAATCTAATGTTCCTATCCAAGATGGTTTACTATTATAGTAATAATTATATGTAAAACTTATTTGCATTTATATTGTTATTTATGGTAAAATAGTAGTAGTTGTATTTACAGTAAAATTTACACAAAGATTATTTGTAATTGCAATTGTTGTTGTTGTGGTAGTAGTAATTGGTGTTGGTATATTTTCACTAACAACAAATTCAATATCTTCACAACAATCATTTTTTCCAGAATAAAAAAAATTGTTTTCTCCTATATACCAATTAGGTAAATAACTATGAAAAGAAACCCAACTTTTAGTATTAAAATTAAAAGATAATGTCCATGATTTGTTGCAAAAATAAGTAGTATCTGTTAAATAAACTCTATTTCTTATAGTAATGTCATTAATTTTTTCTAATAAAAAAAATTGTTTTAAACTTTCATCATAAATAATGTTATTATTTAAAGGAATATAATCTAATTTAGTAATAATAATTCTATCATACTTACTATCAAATACTCCATGTAAACCTACTCCTGTAAAATTGTTATCAATATTAACATTAGGAAAATATTTTAATATTTTAAAAGCCAAATGATCTGTAAAGAATCTATTCATTCCAGACCCAAATGCAGTTAAATCTACAGCTTCTGTCCCTGATATAAGAAAAACTTGTCCTCTTTTAGCATCAACAGTTATTTGTCCTTGTGGAATTTTTAATAATAATTTATGTTGAGTCCCTACATACCCAAGATCTGTTTCAGCAAAATCAATAGGAGGAGCACCTTCAAATAATCTAGGATTACCTAAATAAGCTGCTTGCGGATTACTTGTATCTAATGTTAATAAGTTATTATACAATAATGTTTTGTTTTCAAATCTAGCTAATATTGCTCTATTTTGAATACCATCTAAAGAAATTAACTTACCATAATTTTGAGGAAAATCAAAATAAGATATAGCTCTATATATTAACCAATTATTTACTCTATTGTCTGAGTCTGTACTTTGTAAATCAGAGTATACAGCTCTAAAAGGATAATTAGTAAAACATAATTTATCTTCCCAATCAGGAGGTAAAAATGTAAAAGTGTTTTCTTTATTTTGTTTTGAATACGTTACATTGTAATTATAAGTATTATCATTAACTATAGAAACATTACTTTCTTGTACCCAATCATCTGGAATACTAGAATTTACATGTGGCCAAAAATCTCCTTCTTTATTATTAAAAGCTTGCCTAAGATCTGTGTTATAAGAACTTTCACAATAAAAGTTAGGAACACCATAAGCAAATAAATAAAAATAACCATCATAAAATGTTCTATTTGGATTAGTGTCTGGATCAGATGTAGGTGTTGCTAACCCTTGACTATTTGGACAATCAAAATTATGTGCTTTATAAGAAATAATATTAGACATAGTCCCTATTTCTTCAGCAACATAACTTTTTAAAATTGATCTAGCAGAATGCCAAAATTTAGGATAACCTACATTACCAATTTCATCATAAAAAATATCACTATCATCTGGAGCATTTACTCTATTATCTATAAAAAAAGGAAGCTTAGTTTTAAACGTAAATCTACTTATAAAAGTATCTCCTCCAAAAATTGTTTCATTAATTACAGGAGCATCAAACATAACTTGATATCCTGTATCAACACTATTATAAGAATAAATTTGTCCCCATTGATTTTCATTTAAAACTTTTAAAGAAGCATAATAAGAAACTACTGTAATATCTTCTTCCTTTGCAGGGTTATTACAATTTCCTTTTTCTGAAATTATAAATCTAGACTTATCAGTAACTATACTAGTACTTCCTAATAACATATTAGGACTTTGATTAGGAAAAGGCAAAGATGGTTTATCAAGATCTGTTCTTAAATAAACAGAAGATTCTCTATTATAATTATTTATATTAATATTATTTTCTCCAACAGACTGTACACCAGGAATTAAATATCTAGAAATATCTAAATTTCTTTGTTTTACTCCAAGATCATTAGGAACTCCTACAGAATAATTATAATCTGCTATTGAGTTAAATAAATAAGCATAATTTTTTCTAGTTATACCATTAATATAAATAGTTAAATAAGCTTGATATGCAGTAAACATAGCTGTAGCATCAAACACTGTAGTGTAATTACCTAACTTTTCAGAACTTAATAATGCATCTCTTTGTGCTTCTTCTGTTAATAATTTATATTTAGCATTCTTTTTTACCTCTACAAAATGAGCACTTCCTTTACCAAATATTACACTTTCTAATTTTAAAATATCTCCTAAGAAAGGTTGACCAAAAGACGTTTCTGGTGAATTAAAAACTTGTCTATATGCTAATTCTGGATCATTTTTAATAGGAGTTAATGGATTTTCTGTTGAACAACTTGTATCTCTAACTTCTGATATAAGAGTTTTAACTAAATCCCCAGGTCCTTCTATTTGTACGGGAACAGTATTTACTTTTGTAAATAATCTAAAGTTACTTTGAGATCCTCCAAATACACCATCTATCCATTGTTCAGAATTACTACCCTCAATAACATCATCCCAACCAACTCTTAATCCTTGGTTTCCATCTCTTGTTACAGCCCACACATCATAATTAGCATAACTAACATAACCAACTATACCAGAATTAGGAACAGGTCCTCCAGAAGTTTGTGTCATTTCATTTTTGACTCCAGACCCTTGAATAGTAGGAACACCAATTGAACATAATTTATGTTCTCCTAAAGTAGTAAATTTTTGAAATGCAGTTTTATTTGTATTACAATCATTATATTGTACTTCTAAATATGTAGGATTTTCTACAGGTAAATTAAATTTTAAAACATTTACAATAAATGGTTCACATATTTGAGAAAAAGCATTATTAGTTTCATTTAAAAAAGGGTCTTGATTAAGATCATTGTAAGGATAATTAGGAAAGTAAAATGTTTGATTTTCTCTTTCATATTTATTTACATTTCTTAATATACCTTTTCCTATAATAGATTTATTAGTTCCTCTATCTCCTCTAACAATTTTAATACCTACAATTTCTTTTTTTTGTTCTGCTGTTAAATTAGAAGAACCAATTAAAGATTTAATTTGTTGAATATCTATTTTTATTCCTATAGGAAATACAGCATCATTCCCCATTACCATACTAGATTCACTAGTAAATAATCTAGACTCTTGTATAGGAGAAACTAAAACATCTGGAAATTTATGATGTCTAATTTTTTGGCCAGCTAATTCTCCCCACATATTTTCTGTACAAGGATATTCCTCTAAAGACTCCCAGTAAGCAAATTCTCCATATTGATAAGGCCCTTTATAATTTAATGCACCAGAATATTCAGGAGAATATCCCGTAACACTAGCAGTATTATATATTTTCCAATAAGGAGCTGTAATACCATTTCCAATAAAATCAGGATTAGTATTTAAGACATCTGGTTGTAAATTTTCATTTGAATTTTTTGCTCTTCCTGGTACATGAAATTTATCAGTTTGTCTTCCTTTTGTTAATAAAAAAACAGCTTCTAATGCATATACTTCATCTCTTAAAAATCCTCTTAAATTTGTAGCATTTAATTCATCAGAATAATTTTCATCTGCAGGAATTCTATGTGTTTCCCAACCTAGTGTTATTTTATTTACTATTTGTTGATAATTAATTCTTTCAGCAGTTGTTAAGTTACTCCAAACTAAAATATCTTGTACAGCAGTAACATCACTAGCTACATCGTAGTAAGGATATTTTTCAAATATATCATTAATAGTTAATCTAATATTTTCTTTATTTTGTCCAGTGTATGTAACATTTTTAATTTCTTTGTCTATAAAATATGTTCCTATAAGCTCAACAGAACTAATATTATTAACTGTTTTAATTACAGCTAAATTAAAATATTGAAACTGTCCAGACAAATCTAAATTAGAAATTTCTACATTAACAGATTTACCAACAGAATAATTAAAATTAACTGTAGTTAATTTATTATCTGCTATAGGAGTAGGATTAGTTATAGAATAATAAGATGTATAAGGGTTTGCTGAAGCATCTGAATATTGTACAGCAAATTGAACAGTGCCTGCAGTTAAATCTCCACCACTAACAATTTCTTTAACTTTTAATTGTGGAATATCAAAATCAGGTTGTATATTTAATTGATTACAATCTACATCATCAGAATAAACAGGACTACATAATGGACTTCCAGAATTTAATATTTTAGGAATATCATTTATGTCTAAATATCTTCTAGAGTTTTTTCCATCTGCCCAATATATTTCTGTTGTACAATTAGTAATTCTATGTACAGCTTTATGAATAGGAAAATTAATATCAAAATTTAAACAAGGTGCATTAACTAAAACTTTATATACACAATCATTATTGTCCATATATCCAATTTGGTTTCCACCATCATTAGGATTAGTTAACCAAAAAATATGTTTATTTAATTCATTAATAAAATAATTTCCAATTAATACATATCCTTCAGGAAAAGATACACAAAATTCATTACCAGGTTCATTTTGGTAATTAACAGAATTAGCATCAAAGTTTTCAACAGCAGCATTTAAAGCGTATGTTAAAGTTCCTTTTTTAATTTGATTTAAACTTTGATCTAAATTTAATCCTACAGTAGCGTTATTATAATTTTGTTTAATGTTTCCTTCTTCTTGCTCTGCCATAATTATTAATTATTTCTTCTTCTATAATTGTTACTACTTCTAGGAAGACCATACATATTAAATCTATTTAAACCAGTTTTAATTCTTCTTTGTTTAGTCCAAGAATCTTGTTGTTTTATTTCAATATTTGCTAATATGTAAGCTTCATCTGAAAGTTGTTTATAATAAATTAATTTTTGTTGTAACTGATTAAAAGTTTCATCATTAGTTTGATTAGTTAACATTTCAAAAACTTTATATTTAATAAAGGCTTCTATGTATTCTTTAATACGATAGTTGTCAGGAATAAGTTCATTTCCTATTTCATCATAATCAAAAACATACATAACTAAATGGACAATTCCTTTTCTAAAATTAGTTACAAATTTGTTATCTCTAATATCAAAAGAATCATAAGATGAAGCACCAGGAGTTTCTATTTGTCTATTTAATTCCCAACCTTCTATATATGTTACATCACAATTACTTTTAGCAGAAATGTTTCCTGGTTTAAGTAAATATTCTTTTCTAAAACTTCTAGGAGTAGTATTATTTGTTTTATAGACTATTTGATCAACATGTATACTACATAAGTCTCCACAACAATTTGGAATTGTACAAGTAGGATTTACACAATTAGTAGTAACTGGAGATACTTGTACTATATTAGTTTCTGATTGTGAATAAAAAGAGTTTGCATCTTGATATGGTCTTAACCCTATTTCAGTACACATCCAAGCTTCTTTTGCAGCATGAAAATTATCAGGAAGTCTTGTTTGAAAATCTTCAATAAATAAAGTTTCTGTAACTATTTTATAAGAAGTTCTTCCTAATTTTTTTAAAACTTTATCTACGTATGTAGGAAATAACAAATCATCTACAGCTCCAGTATCAAAATAACTTTTAAGTTCTTCTTTTACTATAGAGTAAATAGGTTCAGGGGAAACAAAATTATATTTATAATAAGTACTCATTGTTTTTTAAGTTTTCCACTCATGATAGAGATGTTGATATTTATCGTTTGTTTTTAAATAATGAGATAGTAATCTTGATGTAAGTCTTGATGGTTTAAAATACCAAAGATCTGAGTGTCTAAATCTTGCTGAAGGTTTAAACCATAACCAACCAAAAAAATATCCTTCTGTATGGTAATTAAAATTATATATTACTTTTCCTTTTTCTTTAGTTTTTTGCCAATCTACAGGAAGGTTAATATATTCTTTACCATCTATTGTTTTAATTTTTTTTCTTTTCTTTTTATTAATAGAAAATTCTCCAAATCCAAAAGGAAGTTTAGCTTTTTCTCCTGTTTCAAGAATGTATTCTTTAAAAGATTCATTGTATAAATAAATTATATTTCTCCAAGAATCATAAGACAATTCAATATTTGGGTATTTTTTACAAAACTGAATATAATTATCTTTACTAGAAGACCTCCAATCAACAGCAACTCTTGACATATTATTGTGTATTAGATATGTTAGGAGATTGACCATCAAGACCTTCTTGAGAAATATCAGTTTTTAAAGAAAAATATGTTTGTAATAATTTTTGAGAAGTTAAATCTAATACTTGTTTACCTAAGTATCCTGGTAAAGGAAATTCTTTATCTAAAGGATTTTTACAATAATCATTTTCTGTATATTCTATATTACCACACCCACACTCAGGATACATAATATCATTTGATATATCTTCTTCAAAAAAAGCTACAAATCTAATTGTTTGTAAAAAAGGATTAGTTACATATAAATAATCATTTGATATCCAAAAATAATCTTCTTTTTTTATAATAGGTAATTGTAAAAGATTAATATATCTATTGACACTAATTTCTTTTAATTTTTTACCTTTTCCACTTAATGCATTAACTGAGTAAACTCCTTGAATTACATATTGATAATTACCTTCTGATATTCTAGGAAGTTTAAATTTAGTTCTTGCTATTGTACAAGGGTCTGTATAATCACAACATTCTGAAATTGGAACCTCAACCATTTCTAGACAAGGTATTGTTGTAAAAAGTGTATCGGTCTGCCACAATTTACGTAAATTTAACTCTCTTTTAATTAAAAGATTTCTTGCTATTTTAATTTCTGCAAGAATTCCTCTATCAGTTAGTAAACTATCTGTAGATAATAATTTATGAGATGATCTTATTGTTGAAATTAAGTTTCTAGCTGTTGCCATTTTCTTTATGTTTATTTAAATAACTTATTGAGTTATTTATAGTTTCTATACTATCTTTAAGATATCCTAATGCTAAATTACAATTTCTACATAATAATCCTCTTATTAATTTAGTAGTATGACAATGATCTATTACTAAATTATAGTTTAAATCATTCTGAGATATTTTACATATATCACAACTATTACCTTGTTTTATTAATAGTCCTTCATACTCATCTATGGATATTCCATATTTATATTTATAAGCTGTATTTCTATAACTTTTTGTATTTTCTTCTCTTCTTATCTTAGAATAAATTGCTTTTCTTTCTTTATTGTTTTGATAATAAATATTATTTTTTTCTCTATGTATTTTTAATTGCTCTTCTGTTTTAGGATTTTTTCTTCTGACTTCTTTTCTATAAATACTATGACATTTTTTACAACTATAGAAAAGTTTATCTTTTGATTTTTGATCTTTATAATACTCAGTAATAGGTAAAGATTGTTTACAAGTTTTACAAGTTTTAGAATCATTTATCTCTACACTTCTTTCTAATGTGATTTTATTACTTGTCATAATTTATATTCTAGACTCAAATTCACATATTTTTCCTACATTTAAATCATACACAAGAGCTATTGCACAACGTATTGAGTGTACAAAGTTATTATCTAAATGCCAACGGTCTGTACCAGACAAACTAGGCATTTGTTGTATTCTTACTCCTTTAATTTCTTTAGCCATATAGTGATGTTTATCACCAGTATGAACTTCTCTATATTTAGCTGCACCAAAATATTTAGCATATTTAGGATGTGTAGCAAATAATAAAGGAAGATCATCTATTTTACAATTACCATGATGCCAACCAATAAATGTTTCTCCTACAGTAAATCCTTTAACAACTCCATGCTCTCTATCAAATGTAACAGAAGGTTCATTTTTAAAATATACTTCTAAAGCATGTGCTAAGTAAAAAGATTTAGTTCTATCATGGTTTCCTTGTACTAAAACAACATGAACAGTTTCAGCTTTAGTTAAAGACATTTCAATTGTCTTAACTAATAAATCAAAACCAACTTCATACTCTGTAGAGTAATCCATTATAGTGTCTTGTGGAGTTCCGTTTGTAGTTTGGTTTTGATAGTTATCAGTATGAAAGAAATCATTTGATATAGGAAGAATAATTGTATTTATATTGTAAACAGATTTAACTTTATTAGTTAGAGTATCTGCAATGTTAAAATATCTTTCTGCTCTTACTTTTTGATCATTATCATTATCTATATGTTTCTTAGCTAAATGATAATCAGCTATTGACAATTCCATACAAACTAAATTTTTATTAGCATCTAATGTAGGCCCAGGAATTATTTTGTAGCTAGATTTATAATCTTTAAGAAACTTTGAAAAATCTTCTTGAGAGTAATCTTCAGGTTGTTTTCTTTTTGAAAATATTGAAGATGTAAAATTACCATTAGGTAATAATTTAGACCAATAATTCGTAATAACATATTTATCAAGATCTATTTTGTGTAACCTTGCTAATTCAATATCATTTTTAGGATCAAAATTACTAATAATAGTACTTTCTATAATTCCTTTTTCTTTGTTTACTTTTCTAGAAGCAGAAAAATTTTCTTTATTAATGTATTTTTTATTTCTTAACTCATATAAAAGTTTTGAAACTTCATTCTCGGTAATTCCTAATCTTTTAGCATAAAATTCTTTACTGCCTTTATGTGGTAATAAATTTTTTAACTTTTCTAGCAATTCTTTTTGTGAACTCATATATAAGTATTAATTAATAAATGTGGTAAAGATAATTATACTTTTTTTATAAACCAAATATATTTAGTTAGTTACAATAGTATTTATAATTAAAAATATTAAAAAAAACTCCTTAAAGAATAGTCCTTAAGGAGTTAAAATATAGAAAACCAATAAACTATATTTTTTTTAACTACATATTGTATTTACAGTAATAGTACCAACATTATCTATTGAAACTGTATAATCACTTACTAAAGACATTTTGTAAAACTGATTTCCTCCTACAATTGGAAATAATCCATCAACATCAGAATAAACAATATCACCAGTAGTTATTACTCCTGGACTAGAAGTGTTTATCCAACAATTTGTATCTATAGTTAGTAAACATACGTTCATTGGTAATGCTTCTGAAATAGAACTATATGCTCCAGATTCTAAACTAGAAGGAGCAATTGTAGTAGTTGTAGTAGTAGTGGTTGGACAAATTACTCCAGCACATGTTGCACTCTCTGATCCTAAATTTACCATTGCTCCATTTCCTGAATCATCACAAGGAAAATCAACACTGTTTACACGTACTTTCTCCCCAAGAAAATCAACATAATAAAACTTACCAATAGTTAATTGTGTAGCTGATATTAATGTTTGATTTGCTATTTCTACACAAGCACATGTGTATTTAGTAACATTATAATACCAAGTGTTACATGCAAATATTGTTGTTGTAGTAGTAGTGGTAGTTGGAGTTGTTAATACAATATCAATATAATTTACACATACTCCTGTAGATTTAACTCTTACATTAGTTGTTCCATTTGGAACTAAAGCTGATGAATATCCAGACAATAAAGAAGATTTACTTATTCCTGTTTCAAAAGCAGATATATACCCATCAAGATCTGAATAAAGATCAAATGGTCCAGAATCAGCTCCTGCAATTGTTAATGTTATTAATATTGTCATTTTATTTATTATTTAAAATTAATTATATACCTTTATTTCTATAGGATTATTATTTAATACACTGTTAGTATATACATTAGAGTTATTTCTTGAAGAAACAATAAATCCTCCAGCTCCAACCGATCCTCCATAGTTCAAATAAACATGATGCGTATCATTTCTTTGCGTAATGCTGTACCATAATTTAGAAGCATTCCCTAAATCTAATAGACTAGTGAAGGAAACTTTAAATAAACCTACCCCTAAATACGATATAGTAGGCGTATCTCCTAAAGTATTCTCTAAAACAGTAGATGTAGGTGCGCTTGTTCCTGTTTGAGTTAATAAAGCAGTATAAACTTTATAAGGTCTTGAATCAGGTATTGTAGAACTTAAAGAACCATCCCCTTTTACATATTGTGAAGATAAGCCTCCATTTGTTTTAAAAGCCCCACCTGAGACTTCTCCCCTTAATACTGTTTTTGTTATATAAGGATTTCCTAAAGTTGCTGTATTGCTTCCTGCTCCTGTTGCATCATAACCTATTACTATTTGATTAGTTTGGTTGTTTGCAAATGGGGATGTATCGTTTCCTATCATTGTACTATTATTTAAAATAGTAACAAAAGAAATTTTGTCGGCTGTAGTTTTGCCAGAGCCTGATCCGATTGTTGTATTTTTAGATCCTGTCGTATTTTTCAACATAGATACATTTCCAATAGCTGTATTTTCTGCTCCTGTTGTGTTACTATTTAATGCGCCTTGTCCAAGTGCTGAATTTCCAGTTCCTATAGTATTGGCTTGCAATGAACCTATTCCAACTGTTGTATTATATCCTCCAGTTGTGTTAAATAACATAGATCTACAACCAATTGCTGTATTTGAAGATCCTGTTGTGTTATTACTTAATGAGTCTTGTCCAAATGCTGAATTTCCATATCCAAAGGTATTTGCATTTAAAGAACCTTGCCCAAAAGCTGAGTTATTATCACTTAGATTATTTTGCAAAGAGTCTTGCCCAACTGCTGTGTTATTATTTCCATATACATTGTTTTTTAATGAGAATTTTCCAAGTGCTGTATTATTAAGTCCTGATATATTACTATTAAGAGCGTTACTACCAATTGCGGTATTATCATATCCAGTTATACTATTTACTAAAGCATTTTGTCCAACTGCAGTATTATCATATCCAGTAGTGTTACTTTTTCCAGAATTAATACCACTGAAATAATTACTTATTATATTACTAGCCCTAATTTCATTACTAACAATACCATTACTAGTTAAAAAAATTGTTGTTGCACTAGAAGTTCCTACCATTTTAACACTTATAGATATACTACCATCAAACTCATCAGAAGCTTCTAAAATTAATGTATTGTTGTTAATTGCAATACATGATGTTGCACCTGTAGCTAATAATGTAGTTGAAAAACCACCAAATTGAAGGTAAACTTCTCCAGCTGTGTTAGTCATTTCATATTTTATTTGATATTTAATTCCAGGTTCAGCAGACAAATAGCTAGTTAAAGAATCAAACTCCCCTACTATGTGAGTATATCCAGTTAAAAAATTTGTTCCAAACCAATTTGTTCCATAACCAGTTGTAAGAAGTTCATCTCCAACTGATGCTGAGTCACTTGCTATTGTTCCTTGAAACATTTTTAATCCATTAATAGTTTCATCTCCTGTTAAATGAACTACATTAGCATCATTTGCAGGAGTATAACCTAAAGCAGAAACTATTATTGAATTAGTAATAATAACTGTATTATTAAAAATAGATTCATTAATTTTTTGTAAAACAACAGATAGAGTATCACAGTTTTTTGTGTCTATATAGTTAAGATCAGGCCCTTGATAAGTTATAAAATTAGTTGTTAATAAAAGTTCTTTACAAGAATCATTACAAATATCTTTATAAATATCTTTATAAATATATTTATAAGTATTTTGACAAGTGCATGGTAAAGAATCATTACACGTATTACAAGTTGTATTTATAAATGGATACATATTTTTAAGGAATATAAATTATATAATGACAAGCTAATGAAGGTTGAACATTTGGATGAGATAATCCTCCTCCTGTTGAATCAATAACTAATCCATGAGAATGTGCACCTGCTGTAGAAGTAACTTGTGTTCCTGTAGCTTCAATAGCTCCTCCCCCACTTCCTACTAAAGTTCCAGAATTATTTTCATTATAGACTTCTGAAATAACATGTGTATGTGCTCCTGCGGTGTCTGTAACTCCTGTATGTGAATGAGCTGGAATTTGTGTAGAGTTAAGTGTAACAAAATTAATTCCTGAAGGTGTTAATAAAGAATAAGCTGGGTTACCAGGAATAGCAGGATCTACAGCTGTATCAAATGTACCTCCTCCCATACCACTAGTAGTACCTACAGCAACTCTTCCTCTTTTATCAGGAGTACCATTATTACCATTACATAAATATATTTTAACCCAATCTCCTATTCCTGCACCTGTAACATCAAATTGTGAAAGATCACCATAATATTCTATAGCAGTAAAAGGAACCATTTTAGAACTAATCAAAGTAGTTGCACCAATGCTTGTTAAATAAGAATTTATATAAGAATCTAAATCAGCTAATTGAACATAGTTAGTAGAAACAATTAAAGAAAGTGCTTCAAGATTTATTACTGTTTCACATATTTTATCAATAGAAGCCTGTAAAATTTGATGAGTTCCAGAATTTTCAGCAACTCCAGATAAACATTGTATAACATAATCAGCATTTAAAGTTGTTAAACTATTAGTATTTGTTGTAACTTGTTCTTGTAAACTACAAACAGATTTTATTAAAGCAGAAACAATATGCACAATATTTATATCTCCATTTACAGGAAGATTATTTTGTACTAAAGTACAAATTATAGATTCATCTAAAACAGGAACTATTCCTGTACCATTTAAAGCTGCTATTAAAAATGTTGTTATAGACAATTCAACAGAAGATAAAGTATCTCCTGTAGATATTCCTAAAGTAGGTATATCTATTCCTGTGTATCTAACACAATCATCTGAAATAATTTCAGAACACCCATTAAAACAATTATTACATTCCATATATTTTATTTTTATACTATTTTTGTAGTAGTTGTTGTTGTTGTAATTTTATTAGTACATTTTGGTTTACAGCCTAATGTAAGACTTTTTATTCTACTAGATATTTCTTGTAAAGTGTATTTACAAGCATACTCTGAATTAGTATATTTAAACATTAATATTCTTCTATATGTAATTAAAGCAAACATATTGTCTTGATAGACAGGATTGTTTAACATTAAAATAATATTATTGTATAAATTATTACTATACTCAGATAATTTACAATCTATTTCTTTTAATAAAAGAAATATATCATAACAATCTTTACAATTAGTTAGTCTTGGTGTTAACATCTATATTTTCTTTTTTAGCTTTTTCTGCACAATAAGTGCATAATCCTCCATTTAAATTACAAGAACATCCTACGTTTGCTCCACAACTTGCACACTTTGCCATTTTAATAAAAGTTTAAATTATAATTATTACCATAACATCCACAATTATTTTTAACAAAATTATCAAGCATTTTATTAGCTTGATGGTAAAGTTTATATGATTGTGTTTCAGAGCAGTTATTAGCTGCTGCTATAGACCCTTGAATTAAAAAGTTAACTGTATTTAAGTAAACACTAGATTGTTTTTTTAAAGCAAGATCACACTCCATAAGATCTAATTGCATAAAAGCAGAATCAAACTTTTCTTGAATTTTGTCTGTACGCATTATAGATTTTGACACATAGTTTTCATATGCTGGAGCTATAGAGTATGTTAGTCTGTATATTCCATCAGGAATAGTAATTAATTCCTCTTCTGATGATAATCCTAAATCAAATGAATTAATGATAGTAAAATTTTCTACATTAAAATTTTTATAAACTACACCAAATCCAGGAATATTAATTTCTAAAGAAGGAGAAGTTACAACAGGAGGATTATCAGGATAAGTAGAAGTATCCGCTACTGCAAAAGTTAAAGTGTTATATGTAGGTACTACTAGAAAATCTAATTTTAATGCAGCCATAATTTTTTAAATAAAAAATGCCAGAGGATTATGAGAATCCTCTCACCCTCTGGCACTTAAGTTTATACAATTTTTATTCTTACGGTATCAACGTTGATGTTGTAGTAGTTGTAGAAATTGACATAGTAGTAGTTGATGTTGTAGTAATACAAACATTGTTATCTAAAACTGTACCAAGGCCTGCTTCTAAAACAGCTTCAATTAAAGCACCAATACCACTAGTAGTAGCATTTGGAGATGCTATAATAACTGTAGAATCTTGTGTAATATAATCTCCATAGTTATACTCACCTTTATTTATTTCATTAAATTTAATGTAATAAGTATCATAAGTTACACCATCAGCTACCCAAGTTTCAAAATTTTGATTGTAACCTGCCATTCTGTACAAGTGTTTCAAATATCCAGCTTGATAACTGTAGAAATTTTTCTCTAATTGCGTAATTTCAGCAGCTGTACCTGTAGCATAAGACGCACGTTGTACTATATTAGCTTCAGCAACAATATTACAAGAATCTGCAACAATAAAGTCAGCAGTAGTAGCTGGTCCAGAATATACAAATGTTCTAAAATACATTCTATCATATTCAAAAGGGAAAGCAGCTACATCACATGGTTGACCATATTTAGTTAAAGCTTTTCCAGAAATACGAAGAATTGCATTTGCATCATTTCCTATTCTTTGAAATTGATAAAAATCAGAAAAAGTAATGTTATCAAAGTTAGATCCAGGAGCTTGTTGATTAAATTTAGCAATAATACTATCAATCAAAGCAGGAACATCAACATTAACACAAGGATCTGCACCACAATCACAACATGGTGCTTGTACAGTTACTGAACGTGTAAATCCATTAAAATAAAGTGTGTCTAGATAACTAGAATGTCCTCTTAATGTTACTGTAATACTATCTCCACAAGTTGCATTGAATCCAGAAACATCTGTTACTTGTACACTAGGTGTAGCACAACCAGATACTTTGTACCATTCAATTACATTAGAGTTACATCCTGATCCTGATGGACATCCTTTTATTTTATCAGATCTTTTAGAACCTTGTAAATAAGTATTTGCTCTCCCTTGAGCAACATAAAAATATGGAGCAGCAGCAACATTAGCAGCTGTTGCTACGGTATAGTCATTTCTGAAAATACCAACTTGACCTGCAGTCAAATCTTGTGTGGAACCAGAGCTAGGAAGCGTTGTTTGCCCTACTGGAACCACAAATAATGTGGTTAACGAAAAATCACTCATTTGTTATTTATTTAAATTATTAAAAAATTTATTCATTTGTTTTTATTCTAAATTGAGAACTTTGAACAGCACTTTCATTTTCTGTATACATTGCTAAGTTTTGCACAGCAAGATCTAGCAATTCATCTTCAAGATACAATTCTAATTCACAATCTTGATTTATTGAAGGATTACCATCTAACATAATAAATCCTTCTTTATTAATGTATTTAGGATACCTCATATACATTATAAATATTTTTGATGGAGTAAATGTTCCATCTGTAAAGACACTTATTTTATCCGAAGATAATACATTAAAAGTTTCTTGATATTCAAATGAAGGTTTATAATGTTCATTATTTAAAATAAACTGTAAATCTCCATGTTTAGCAAGATCTCTATTAATCCATACTTTTTTATCTTTACATCTTCCTTTAGAAGCAAGAATAAAACTATCTACATAAAACATATACTCTGGTTTAAGAGTATGTAAATTAGCAGACCATTGATTTAATTCTTTATTTTCTAAAGACAAAGCTAATGGTTGGTTGTTATAATCAACCATTAAACTTTGTAAATCTTCATATCTCTTTTTAAAGGAGTCAAGACCCATATTAGTTATTGCTCCGATACCATCCACTTTACTTTTTATCAACTTAATTTGAGCTTCATTTAAAGCTAGAATTTTATCTTCTAGTTGTATTTGTTGATGCTCATTAGTTGATAGCTTATTTAGTCTCTGATCAATTTTATACAATAAACTATCTATTGGTATCATATTCTTTTTATTATACTTATTATACTGAAGCTAATTTTTTAGTTTTTAATTTTCCTTCTAATACTAATAATTCATCTTGATTATCATCATTAGCCAAAAACATTACTAAAGCTTCTTCATCTGCTGCAATTTCAAATTCTCCTTCATAAATTTTACCACTTGGTTTTAATCTATAAACTGAATGAGCAATAGCTTGTTTTACAAGATCTTTAATATGTAATAAGTTTTCTTTCATGTTTGCAAACCTTCCAAAAACTTCTACAGGATTTAATCCTTGATATTTTCCATTTTTAAACTCAGTTTGTTTTAACATGTTATCTACTAAATTATACACAACATCTTCTTTTGTATCTTCTGATACAGGTAATCCTAGTAAACGAGCTACTTTTCTTTTTTTCTCAGGAGACATTCCATCAAAATTAATAATAGCTTTATTAATTAATTGTTTTTTCTTGTAAACAATTGCATTTTCAATTTCATCATCAACAACATAAAAATGTGTATCTGCTGCAAATTCACCTCTTTCCCAAGCTTGATAAGAAGAAGCAATTGTTGGATGAACTCTTAACCAAGAAAAAGCTAATTCTTGAAATGGTATAGACAAATCGAAATAATTATCACCATCTAAAAGTTTCACTGCTTGCACATGCATTTGATCTTCTGCTGATGTAGATAAACCATAATTCCAAAAAGGAGATCTTGGTCCTAAATCTATTCCTCCTAAAGAATCTTCAAGTCTTTTACGAAGAGATGATACTCTTTCTAACTCTAGTTCTTTTTCTGTAGGATCTTGAATTCTTTTAATATAAGCAGCGTCAACATCTAACCCTGTTCTATATTTTCCATCTAATTCTTTATAAGGATATTTAAAAACTCCTGTTCCAGGAACTCTTGTTAATCCTTTATTTGCTAATCCACTTTGCATTGTTTGCAGTTGAGAACTTGTATATTCTCTTTTAATAGTAGAAATTTTTCCTAATTTGCCCATATGTAGTTTATTTAATCTTGGTTTAAAACTTAGTAGCGTAAATAGGATTCGAACCTATGACCTCTAGATTATGAGTCTAGCGAGCTACCTACTGCTCTATCACGCACTTTAATGTTGATTAGGGGAACAACATAAAAACCCATAAAATTTGAGAATTGTCCCCTCTAGGAGGGAGGGGGTTTGAGGGGACTCTTCTCGGAATTTTTTATTTTATTAAAATTGAGGGATTTCTTCAATCAAGACTGTACGAGACAAATCTTCAATAAATACATCACATCTATCTTTCATCCAAATTTCATAACCTGGGAATTTATTAGCAGAACTCATACCTTGAGATTTTGCAAAACCTAAGTGATGTCTTGTTCCATCAATATAACCCCATGTCATAGAAGGAGCACCTTTCATTCTTACTTCACGAATGTTGTTGATCATTGAACCATCAGACATTGGAGAAACATCGAACACCATAAATACAGGAGTTGATTTTTTGTTTTGTCCAAACTCTAAATTAGTTTGTGGTAAATCTAATTCTTTTAAGTGAATTAATTCTACACGACCAGTCTCACGTGTTACCATTGCATCAAATGCAAAGTTGTAAGTAATATGTTGTCCTTCACCTTGTAAATATCTGTTTCCAGAATCTGCCATAAATGTAAGACCAGAGTTTAATGCATCTGTTTTTAAAGCTTGTTGGAATACATCAAAACCAGCTTCATTTGTATACATTTTAACACGTCTGTCTTTTACATCCACTCTTCTGTAAAAAAGATCTCCAAATACTGAACGAATCAAGTTAGCTGAAAATTCTCCACGGTTGTATTGAACCAAGTTACCATTGTTACGCATTCTGTGGTAAATACCTGCAGATGTACGTTTAACTTCTTGTTTAGAACCATTAGTTTTAACTGTTCCAGGTTTAGCCCAGATCATACGTTTAACTTTTAATTCTAACATAGATTTACGCATCCAGAACTCAATAAACGGTTCCCATTTAACATCATTACGAGTTAAAGGTAATTGACCACGTCTTTGTGGAGCATATACTAAAATATCTAGAGCATTACCTGAAGCATCTCTCATCATTTTATCATCAGCCCATTCTGTGATTTTGTGTTCGTAACCATAAGCAGAACCTAAAGATTCAAACATTGTGATTTCTTCACCTAATCTTGGAAGACCTAATAAGTCTTGATCAAATTCACCAATAGCTGCATCAACTAATTCTAGTTCAAGACCTACTTGTAAAAATGTAGAACTAACAAAATCAACTGTAGGGTTATCCGTTACTAATGTAAAGCTATAAAGATATCCTGCGTTCCAAGGTAATGGATCTTTGATTACATAAAATCTTGGACCATACTGACGAGAACCTACAGAAATAATAGCATTTTTAGAAAATTCATTAGTATCTAATACTAATTGAAATTCTTGTCCATCAATACCTGGTTTGTTTAAGTCTTGTGTCTGTGTAGGAATATCAATAATTTTTGGAAATTTATATGGAACTGCAATTTTCCATTTCCAAGCATCACTATTGTTATCAATATAAAATGGTGTGCTTTTGTTAATCATGTCTAAAAAGTCATTACTATATAATGAACTTTGTGTATACAAACTGATAATTTTTTTATCATAGTCTGCAGGTTCTGTAGAGTGAAATGACTCTAAGTGATTTGAGTCTGTAAGCTTTCCTACTGCTCGTTTGTCCATAGACGCTACACGAGCATAATTAAAACCCGTTAACCCAGGAATTGTTTGAATTGCCATTTGTTATTTGTTTTATTATTAATTAAATTTTACTTATTATAAATACCAAGAATTTGGTTTTACATTTGTATTTGACTTAGTTGTTTTATCTTTTGTTACTTGTCTTGCTACTTCTCCAAATAAATCATTTGATTTTTTTGTAATACCAGTTTTTTGTATGGTTGATAATGTAGGATCTTTTTCTAAAATTTTAAGTAACAAAGCCACTTTAACTTTTGTTTCGTGGTTTTCAGGTCTTTTCATTTCTAAAATTGCACGATCAAAATCTGTTAAAGTTTCTCCTGTTGCAGTTTTATATTTATCTACTAATAAAAAATCTTGTAATTCTCCTGCTATTTTAGGATTGATAGGAATACCATCAAATTCTCTAGTTTTTAATTTATCATTAATGATAGATCTAACATTATTTACATATTGATTTTTAATAGCTGTTTTATTTTGTAATTCTTTTTCAGCTTTAGCTTCAATTTCTTGAAGTTTTCCAGCTTCTTTTTTAACTAAAACTTTTTGATGTTTTGCAGCTACAGTTTCAAGATCACCATAATTCTTTAATCTTTCTATTTCTGTTTCAACATCTTCTTTATCAAAACCTTGTTCTGTTAAAGCCATTTTCATTATAGAAACTTGATTACTTTCTTCTGATAAATCTAATTCTGATAAATTAACAACACTATTATAAGCACCAAAATATTCTTTAGGATCTGCTCCTTTTACAAATATAGCTTCAAACGCATTTTGATAATCTTCTCCAAATTGTCCTATAAAGTTATCAACAACTTCTATAGCACCTTTTTTCTTTTCTGCATTAAATCTTTCTAAAAATTCTTCAGGAGTAGAAATTGGTGAATCATCATCATCATCTCCTTTTGTAAAAACTCCTAATTTTAATAAATCATTTGCTAAAGCAGAAAATTGAGTAGATCCAGACTCATCTTCAGTTTCTTCAGATTCTTCTGGTTTCTTTGTAATAGTTTTTACTTCTTCCTCATCCTCTTCCTCATCATCATTATCACCTAAAAAATCAGATAATGAATTTTGATTTTTCTTTTCTTCAGAATCATCATCATTTTTTTGAGTAATATCTTTTCCTTTAGGAGCAACAGGAGCAGGAACAACATCTTCTTTAATTTCTGAAGTAATGTTTTTTAATTCATCAGGATTAGATGTAGAAGTTTCTGGAGACATTAAGTCTGCCATAAGTTCCATATTTCCTCTTGACATATCCATAGTATCTAAAATACCAAAATTGTCTGTTAAATCTGTATTATCAGCCATATGTAGTTGTATTATATTTGGTTTATTGATGTAAAATTATGATAAGAGTATTTAATATCAAAGCTTTATAGGGGAATGTAGTCTAATTATTCTGATAATATAGCATTAAACTTTTTTATCCCCCAAACTATTAAAACTTTTTTAACTCTTTTTGTTATTTCTTCCTTTAGCATTCATTTTTGCAATAGCAAGATCATTGTCTTGATTAGATTTTTCAACTTGTAATTTATCTCTTTCTAATTGCATTTTTTGTGATTCCATTGTAGTTTTGTTTTGAATTTCTGCCATTTTAGCTTGAAACGTTTGTTGTGCTCTATTTTCTTCCATTGCAATGTTAGTTATTTCTAATGCATCCGCTACTCCAGAATTGTCTGTATCAGCTGTGGCATTTTCATTTCTACTTAATGCTTGTATAACTGCTATTTCTTTTTTGTTAATTCTTTCTAACTCAGCTTGATAATTTTCATTAGCAATGGTTTCAGCAGCAATTGTTTTAGCTTGTTCTAAATTAGCTTGAGCAATTTGTTGACCTTGTTCAAGTTCTTGTTGTTTTTGTTGGTTAGCAATATTTTGTTGTTCAATTTGTCTATCTCTAAGATCTTTAAATGTTTTTTTCATTGCTCTCATAGATTTAGTACTATACAATTCAATAACATCATATAACGTTCCTCCATTTTGTATAATAGCTTGAGATAACTGTCTAAGTTCATTAAACATTTGAGTATCTTCTGGTCTATTAGTAGGAAATACTTTTATATCTTTAAACTTTAAATCAGTTCCATTTATTTTAACAAATGCAGATTCTCCTTCATTAGTAATATATGAAAGTGTAGATTCTTCTTTTGAACTTTCTATATATAAAGAAGCATCTATAATAGCTTGATATAATTGTCCAAGCACGTATTCATGTGCAACAAATAAAGGCTCTGTTTGAGCATAACTTTGTTGCATAGCAGTATTAGTACCTGTAGCTGATTCAGAAGCAGAAACAGATCCCATACGTTGTTTAGACATACCTATCAACTCCCAACACTCTGCTTTTATTTGTACAGCTAAATTATATCTAGATTGTATTTCATTTGTACGGGTAAGGTCAATATTTTTTGCTACAGAAGTATTGCTTACAGGGGCTTTAGTATTTTCAGGACTATCATCATCAAAAATAATACCTCTTTCTCTTGCTTCCATTTCCCAAATATCAAGAGCATCACTTGCATCTCCATCTTTAGGAATAGGTACTCTTCTAATATTTATAGAAGCTACATTACCAATTTCTTTTTCTAACAACTTATACATTTGATTCATACAAATATTATAAATTACTTGAAAAGGTTTCATAAGATCTACCAATGATCTAGCTTCTGTATTTTTAACTTCATGTACTACACCAATAATAGGACAATAATTTAAAAGTTTATAAGGTTTCATATGATAAATATCTGGACCAATTTTAGTTCCTTGATACCATTGATTCATCCATCCCCATTCTAAAGATATTTGTGTAGGAATATTTCCTGATTTATAAGTTTCATCTACTAATAAAGATTGTTGATTTCCCATTTCATCTATAAAGACTACTTTTCCAATTTTCTTTTTAGATAACCAATAACTTCTAACTACAACATATTTATAACCAAAAGAAGAAACATTAGATGTAAGCCCTAAAAAATCTTTAAGACCATCATTGTTTTCTTTCATTTCAGATTCTACTAACATTCTTGTTTGTAAAACCAAAGGATCATAAGTATCATATTGTACAGAGTCTATACCATCTGCAGCATTAGGGTTTCCAAGATTAGATTCTCTAACATTTATTAAACCATAATCTTGTAAAGAAGAACGTAAGTGATCTATCTCATCTTTAGTAAGGTCTGGAATGCTTTCAATGATTTCGGATAATTCCATAACTTCCACTGTACCAGCAGCATATGCACCTTGGGCTCTGCCTGATGGATCTGATATCCATTTTTTATCAGGAGTAGTTAAAAACCAAGTGTTCTTTGGATTGGCTACAGCAATATTATATCCTACCTTTGAGTTATCTTCATAAATATGGTAATACTCTCTTGATGTAGTAAGAAGATCTCTAAAAGTATCTTCACTTTTTTCTTTTAAATTAAAATCTGCTTTTTGACAAGTAAGAATATGATTAGACCATTTTTCTGCAACAGATGTGTATGAATCCAATTGATCTTTGACTTGGTCCATAGTCATTGTGTTAAGATCTTCTTCTGATATTTCTTCTCCTGATATTTTTGCTTTTTCTAATATTTTTCTTTTAGCTTGGTCTACAACATATTTTTGTAAAATATCTGTTTTAAATTGTAGTTCTTCTGCTTTACTATCATCATCAAATGCTTTAGTTCTGTAAGTATCAGGACGTTTTGTAAGTTCTCCTACTAATTCATTAATAGGGGTTGTCATTATAGAATAATGTTTTACATATGCAGGAAGACCAATATCTGCAGTTAACATATCTGTAAAAGACTTAACTTCAGGTTCTTGGTAAAAATCTTCCATTCTAAGAATCCCTTTTAAAAGATCATAGTTTTTTACAAAGGTATCTCTGTTTTTCATATACTCTGCATATGCTTTGTTAGCAAAGTAATCCATAGTATTTTTTATATACCCTTCATCTGATTTTTCTTTTTCTGTTTTAAATTGATCTGGAAAAATGTTAAGATAAGCATATCTAATAGTTGCGTCTTTCGTGTATCTAATTATAGCCATTATTTAAATAGTTTATTTGATTTGTTTGTTTTAAACATTCCTGAACCTTGTCCAAATAAAGTATTACTTTTCTTTTTTTTGTACAAAGCTGTTATTCTTTCATCACTTTCCCCTCCAATTTTACCCATGATTGGGTCCATTTTCATAGCCAATGCTATTGCTAATTCAGCTGCAATAATTCTATCAAAGTTACCTTCATCGTTGTATTGAATTACTTCTTCCAACAACACAGGATCAAATATTTTACTGACTCCTTTAACTGTACTAACTATTTCATTATTTTCATCTAACTCTCTTGTTAATATATCTTCCATGTATTTTTTAAAACATCCATGTAAAAATGTTCTAATTTTTTCAGAAGATCTATGAATACCATAATCTCTGTTAACAGTAGTGTGTGGAACAATTTCTCTTAACCATGCTGGTTGTTTTTCAAGATAATGTGCATCTCCTTTAGATATCATATAATCTATAAAAGATATTTCATCATTTTCACATAACGTTCTAGCATTATAATATTTAATTAATAGTCTAGCTTGTTCCTCCCATGTTTCTTTTTTGTCTGGTCTAGCACAATAACTAGCTACAAACATATCTTGGTAAGCATCCCCACTAATAGAATGCATTCTTTTGTAAATATATACAGACCCTAATGAAGAACTATATGCAGATTTACCTTGTCTATAAGGATCGACTCCTGCAACATATAAACCATATGGAGGGCTTTCCATTGGAAATTCATATATAACTACTGGAGCATCTTTACTATCTCCTGTCTTTAATGGAAAGTTTGTAATTGGAAGTTTATCTGTAAATTGATGTTTAATACCATCACCATCATCATATAATACAACAGGAATTCCTGTTCTTTCTTGACTTAATAATCTAGTTTTTTGTCTTTTAGCTGCTTCAACATCAAAGATATTTTCAGAAGAAGATAAGAAACACTCCTCTACAGTAAGAGGATAATACATTATTTGTTTTAAATATATAGATCTATCAGGATTTAATTTTGCTGCAGCTCTTTCTTTTTCAATAACTTTATTAGCAAGAACTTTATCTGCTACGTTTATTGCTATATTATGTAGGTCAGAATCTTTAGGAAGGTTTAATCCTTTCGTTTCGTTAAGCCATGTAGCTACTGTAGTTGTGTATTTACAGTCTTGTCTGTATATCCCTGACATAAATAATCCTGATTTCATATCAGAACCTTCGTTCAAAACTTCAAGAAAATTATTCGCACCTGGATTGTAAAAAAAGTTTTCAGCGTCTTGACCCTTATCAAAGGCTCCACCTGTTCCAACTAAAATAGGCACTGCTCTATATCCATTCTTACCTTTTAATGCTGGTTCCGCTGCTTTAAATGCAGATGAAAAAGGATACTTACCTACCTCATCCATAATAAAACTTTTTGCAGTTGTACCTGCAGCCACCTCAGTGTTAACACCATCTCTGGCATTACGTATAACTATATAGCTCCAAATTTCATCTTCACCATCTGGTTTTTTATATCCAAGTCTTACTTGGTTGGATCTCCATGTTTTATCAAGTCTTGGTATTGCTAGTCCTGTCCATAATTTTTTAAGACCAAAATCCACTTTGTCTTTAAGCAATGAAAGGTCATTATCATTTCCACAGACAATAACGTTTTGTGTATTCTTAAACATAGTGGCATTCATTCCAAAATAAGAAGCTTCCATCTCAGATTTTCCTCCTTGACGACCTCCAATTTCCATATATCCTTTTTTCTCAACTTTACATTGCTCAAGAATATCTGCTCTAATCCATTCATTATCACGGAGTTCTGGTAACTTCTCTACACGAATATCATTTCCATATTCATCTAGTTCATCTATTCTAATATACCAATGATTCAAATGCCAATATAACCAACCAGAGAAAAATACACCATTGATAGTAACACCACCTTTAATCTTTTCTTCTTCCCATTTTATTAATTGTCGAAACTCTTCGGTCCCAGGAGGAGGAAGAGTTTTCATATTTCTAAAAAATTCTGTTGATTTTATTTCCATTTTATACCTTTAGCCTTTATTTTATCCCAAGCTTTTTTAGTTTCTTCTGTATTATGCTCCCATTGCCCTACTTCATCTACTAAATATATAGGAGCTTGAGCTATTTGTAAAGCAATTTCTTCCATAATAGCTTCATCTAAAAGACGATGCCCTTCAGCAGAAGTATAGTATATAATAGGTTGTAGTTTGTTTTTACTCTCTGACATAATTATTCCATTCTATGTGGTACAGACCCTGAGCCCCTAGCTACTTTTTTTACTTCTTCTTTCTCTCTAAGTTTCTCAACTTGCTCTAATAGAGCTAAATAGTTTTTCATTGTATCTTGTACAAATTTTCCTTGAGCTTCTATACTTGCAATTACCATAGGAAGTAATCCTCCTTTTGCTGTTGGTTTCCATTCAATCCTATCTTTCAATTCATGTAATGGATTAGCATCAACATATTGTTTCCAAGAAACTAATTGTGTCTCAGCCCATTCAAGCTCTGTGTTTACGTATGTAGTTTTTGTTAAAGCCATAATGTTAATCTTCTTCTTCTTCGTAAATATCTTCGTTTAGATTCATACCTCCTTTTATAATCATTTCCAGATCTTCTTTAGGATGTTCTTTATCTAACAATAATTCTTCAGAATAATTATTTAATGCTGTATATATTTCTTTATCAGACATCCCCCATAAATTAGATTCATCCAAAGCTGTAGATAAATGCTTACCCATATTATAACTAGGATGTAGTTTATGTAAACGTTCTAATAAAGAACAAATTTTTTTATAGTAATTAGTTACTCTCATATTTAAAGTAAATTTTGAATATCATCTTCTGTTAATCTCTTATTAAAATCAATATTAGGTTCGTTGTCTTGTGTGTTTCTACTAAAGGTATCTTTTATCTCAGCAGCATCTTCATCTTCCTCAGTGTCTTCAGACATGTATTCTTCTTTTACTAATATTTTAATTACATCTTTATCATCTCTAACTTCTCCTGTAATATCAATATATTCTACACCATCCTCATACAATTTATCTAAGATTTCTAATAAAGCAAATAAAGGAATTTTTTGTATTTTTAAAAATTTATCGTTTGGATCTCTCATCTTCTATAATTTCTTTATGTTGTTCTGCACTCAGTTTAGCTTTCCAGTATTTTAAAGGACATTCACAATGTAAACAACTTGTCTTTGCTGATAATGTGCATCCACAATTTGTACAATGTGCGTCTATTCTAATTGATTTATATCCTTTTTTGTTTGAAGAATGTTCATCGCATTTGTTACAAATATCTAAACGTTCTTGTCTAGTCTCTTCAATAATATCTTTTAATTTTTCAGAAGGGAAAAGTTTGTTTTTCCAACCTTCATATATATTTAGTATTTTCATTACATCTTTGGTGTTAGTGCTTTAATATTATTCAATGTAGTTTCTAGTTTCATTAAGATGTTTGTTCTTCTTACATTCGTTATAGATTCATCAGCAAGAATGTTTTCAAACGTTTCTTTTTGACTTATATACTTAGCCATTTGTTTTACAGCTTTGTTTTGATTAAACACAAATTTACCAAACCCTGAAATCTCAATACTCTTACAAGTCTTTAAAGCATCATTGGCTGTATCGAATTGATTAGAGATCACAGCGTCTATAACCCTTTCTGGGATTACAATTGAAATAGCTAACTTTTTAATTAACCATTCTTTGACTGTCATTGATTGTGGTTTACTACTCATGAGTAAAAGATATTTCTAAAACCAAATTGTCTTCAAAATCCAAAAGGATCTTAGGATTGACTTTTATCTTTCCTTGATCCTTTATAAGTAAGCTCATTTTTTTAAGCTTTGAAATAATATTATTAATAGTAGGGGATGTAGTGTTATGTGTTTTACAAAACTCTTCTCTAACATTAGCATATGTCATATTACCTTTAACCGCTGTAAAAGCAAGTAATTGAATTTCTCTTTGAGTTAACTTAAAATTATTAATAACTGATAAGATAGAATAATATCTTTCAGCTAATATAACTTTATCATTTATAGTTTTCTTTAACTTCTGTAATGTAGTTTTCATATTCCCTAATTATTATAATACAAATGTACAACATAAAAATAAATATAAACAAATTTTATTACTTTCAATGCTATATTACGTACATTTTTCTTGTTATTTCCCTAGTATTCTGTACAGACCACTTGTTTTTAGATGTCTTTTATGTTCCTTGCCCAACCTCCACCCCAAAATTAATACTTATTTTTTTCTTGTGCAATAGTGCTAATTAAAAAAATTTTTTTTCTAATTTTTTTTTTCGTTTATCTGTTATGAATATGAGACCACTACCAATCACTACCCCACCTACAGCTCGAGAGGTTGGGGGTAGTCCCCTATTAAATAACATTCAAATAAAAATAAAATGGCTACAATTACAGAGATTAAAGGAAGAGAAGTGTTCAAGGTAAGAGCAATTGCTACAGACAAAGAATATGATGTTGCAGAAACAAGTCCAATGTACAAACAAAAGTACAGACGATTTAGTTATGGCGGTAAAGTGTTCATTGCTAATACAGCAGACGAATTCTGCGAATTCTTTGCTAAGAAAAAAATCTACAGCATTGATTTGGATTCTAATGAAGAAGGATTAGTGAGCATGGTAGGATTTACTACTATTGACCAAGAAGTGAGCATGGCTCAGACTGAAGTGATGTTAGCATCATTTACAGTAGAGAACTTCATGGCAGGAAAACTTAATCCTGAAGCTATGATTGCAGGACTTGAATAGGGAGCTAACGCTCCCTTTTTTTCATATATAGGGGTGGGTTGTAAGATCGTATGGTTGGGAAACCAAAATCGTTTTAAGACCTATTTATATATGTGAATATAGTTTATATATAAGAGAGTGTAAAAGATGTGAGTAGTTATATCATATACAACATTTCTAGACTTATATATAGACGCAGATTCTAACAGGTATTATCAGGACACTGAGTTCCAAATAGTCTGTATAGATTAAAGAATTAATTAATAGTTTTCAAAGCTTGTTGATAGTTATATATAGGATGTCAAGAGGCATTTAAAATCATAACCTAATACTAATAGCAAGATCTTAGTTATTAATAAATTCTGTTTATTGATCTCTCGTAATTAGTTAATATATATATATAGGTATAAACTTTATTGTTTCTTTACTTACTTACTTATATAGATATAAAAACTTTTTACGAGGGAGAAATAAACTTTTCAAGATGTTTTCTTACAAGAAAGCATGTCGTATGTAATCATTTTCTTATTATTCATTCATTTTTAGAAAATAAAAATGTGAATTAATGTTTAGATGTATATACATAGGGGCCTATTCTCTCATTTTTAATAAAAAGACAAACACAAAACACAATATAATACATATAGCATTAGAATAATATTCTTTCTTTCTATATGTATAATTAAAACTTACTGACTATGAATATAAATATATCTATTACTAGAGAACAAATGATTGAAGATCTTAATGATTACTTCACTGGATTGTTAGAATCTTGGACATGTGGTGGTGAGACTCGATTAAATCCTGATTATGGATTTGTCTTATTTAATGATTGGATTAATATTAAAGGAGAAGAAGTTAAACTTATTCTTCCTAATAAATTATTGTCACAATGTTGGCACAATCATGGAACAAGTAGATTACCTGATTTCTTTATTAAACAAGAATCAATGGGTAATACTACTTTGATGGAAAGAATTTGGAAACGTATTAAAAGATTATAATTATGGAAAATATAGTTTCTCAATTAGTCTTATTATACTTTGTATTATATGATAAAGATCTTGAATACATTAATTTATTATCTTTTAGGAATGATATTAATGATGTTCTCACTAAGCATAATTTAGAAGTTGTTGAAACATTTAAGTTATTAAATGGTTCAACACAATATGTTCTTAAACTTAAATAGTTATGGAAAGATTAGAAATATACGTCAGAGAACACAAAACTTCTGACGTATTCCATTTGTACGCTGTTGTACAAGGTGAAACAATGGAAGAAATTGATAAGATTATAGATGCACATCCTGTGCCTTCAGATCTTTCTGAATTAATAACTCATTAAATAATATAAACATGAGACAATTAAAAACTAAAATTCTATTATTATTAACTTTAGTGTTAATGGTATTTGGAATGTACCTAATATATTGTGGACATTATATTGGAGGAATCTTTACAGTAATATGTAATTCATTTTCATTGTATTTAATTTATCACATCAATAAATATAAATAACATGACAGAATATAAAAGATTATTAGTATTGTTTAGTTTAATACTTATATGGTGTTTTGCTACATTATTTGCTGTTACAGACAATTTATTATCTCTCAAATCTTGGTTTGATATATATATTGTAATTTGTCCGTTTATAGCATTAACTGGAATTTTAATTTTAATGTTATTTGAACATAAAAATAAATAATTATGATAACATTCTGTGTAATTCCGAATTTCAAAGGAAATAAAAAAGATTTGTTTATAGCATTACTTATATGTATTGCTTTAGACTCTCTTTATATTGTTCCTTTATTAATACAATAGAAGTGAGAGAGAGCTTCTGTTTAAACTCTATCCAATTGCAGGATAAATACAACACTTATGTGTTTCAAGTAAATATTCAAGGTGCAACCTTGTAGAGTTTTTTTTAAATAAATTATTAACTGACTAAATAACAAAATTATGAAAACTATTATTTACAAATTTGCAACATTACAACCTGTTAAAATAACAGAAAATGAAGTGTGTATTACATCATTAAAAGATGATGAAGATATGATGCCTTATGACCAATGGTTAAAAGGTGGAGGTAAGCCATTTAATTAACAACACTTTAGTCAGTCAATTACAGGTAATGCTGGGTTGACTGATTATATTATTAATTCTTAAAAACAAATGATATGAATCAGTTTAAAAGAGCACAGGTAATAATGTTACTTACAGAACAAAATACTATATTATATTTAAGTAGTGCTTCTAATAAATTACATTTAGGGGTTGCACATGCAAATAATGCTTATAAACAAAATCAACATCTATATATTATTTCAGATGATGAAATAAAAGAAAAAGATTGGTGTATTGATATTGAAGATAATATTGTATTTCAAGTGAAAGAACAAGGACATAGTGGACTATTAAGAAGTAATACTGATTCTTTTGTTGAAGATAGTTGTAAAAAGATTATAGCTACAACAGATACTTTATTAATAAACCCTAATATTAATACTAAATCACTTTTATATAGTTTTTTAGGTGATAGTTTTAAATCATTACCTCAACCATCACAACAATTCGTTGAAAAGTATATTGAATCTTACAATAAAGGTGAAGTAATACTGATTCTTTTGTTGAAGATAGTTGTAAAAAGATTATAGCTACAACAGATACTTT